ATGTCAATAATTACCACACCTAAAGAAAGTCTTATTCGTTTATCAGAAGTTCAACGCAGAACAGGTTATAGCAAAGCGTGGATCTATAGACTTATTGGAGAAGATAAATTCCCGAAACAAATTAAAATTGGCACTCGCTCAGTTGCTTTTCTTGAATCAGAAGTTGATGGCTGGATAGATCAACGTATAGCTGAATCTCGCGGCGTAGTAGCACAATGAAAGCAAAAAGGGTAATACAGTGAATGCTACCCTTAACTTGCTATCTTTTAGAGAGTTAGTTAACTATCAGATTTATTATTGGTTGGTTCAGCCTTTTGGCTCTACACCCAGTCTTTCTAATTCTTTGCGGCCTAATGTTTTTAACCAATTACCTAAAGTAATTCCTGCATCGGACGCAGCATCTTCAAATTGTGCTTTTAATTCTGGTGTTATTCTGATTTGGAAAGTGGGAGACAAACCTTTTCCTTTTTCAGTTTTGTCTCTTTTTAAGATTGACATGTACGTACGTAACCTTATAGCATGTGATTTATTATGTACGTACTTTATCACGGTGTATGTACAAAAAGAAACGCCCCCGAATGATATTGACCGTATCAAACGAGGGCTAACCACCAACGATAACTACAATATCGAGGTAGCTATGTTTCAATATACCTTTCTAACTGGAAAGGGCAAAGCCCGTTTACCTAAATTCTTCCCTATGTACCTTATCTCCATTCTGGAGGTGAGCCATGTTTAAGCTCATTATTACAACCACAAATCAGCATATTGGCGAGATAAAAAAAGAAACAATCCGTTACAAATACAAGACATTGCGCGGAGCAGAGAAAGCCGCCATGCGTATTCGCCATTCTTGCATACCAGATAATAAATCTATCGACATTGAAATAGTCAGAACGTACGAACGTCGAGCGCCTATTTCACTTACTCAGGCTATGCACAACACGGGGCTGGCAACTTCTTTATTCTACGTCATTCTTGAAAAAGCCAAAGACGAATGCTCTATCGATTTAAATAACCTGATTGCGTTAGCCTGTGATATCAATCAGGACGTTTACCATGCGCTTCAAGCGGCTGTTTACGAGGAATAAAGCATGAGTCAATCATCTTCATATGGATATAAAGCTCATAAAAGCAGCGTAGAAACCCACCCGATAAACATTATCCGAACAGTGAAACAATCAGCTATGAATCATTGGCAAAGCTTGTTGCCAGCCTGTGGCGTTGATGTTCCGGCAAAGAGTAAGCATGGTGCTTGCCCGATATGCGGCGGTACTGACCGTTTTCATTTTATAGATGATAACCATCACGGCGATTGGCATTGTCGCCAGTGTGACCAGCCCAATCATGGCGATGGTTTGGATTTAGTGGCGAGAGCTAAAGGCATCACTATTCTGGCAGCGGCTAAGCAGGTTGCTGATGTGCTGGCAATGCCGTTACCTGAACCTATATTCAAACCAGTCAAAGAGCAGCCCCGAACAGTAAAACCCATTGCAGAACGGATCGCGGTGCTGGTGGAAAAGTCGATAAGGGGAGAATCTCAGTATTTGGTGAAAAAGGAGCTGCAATACCCCAATCAGCGGTTATTACAGGGTTCTCTATTATTGGTGACTCAGACACTAAGCGATACCAATACGGGCGCACAAATCATCAAGCCTAACGGCGAAAAACGCCTTGTTTCCGGCACGCAGAAGAAAGGGAGTTTTATTCCGGTATCTGAAATTACCGGAACGCCGGACACCATCATCATTACAGAGGGTTACGCGACAGCACTCACTGCTAGCCAGTTACATAAGGGCGTGGTACTGGCTGCCATTGATGAAAGTAATTTACTGAATGTAGCCGAATTGGTCAGAAAACAGTGGCCTGAATCGAAAATCATTCTTGCTGCCGATAATGACTGGCATTCACAAGGCGAACGGGACAAAAACGGCAAGCTCAAAAAGAATGTGGGCAAAATAGCGGCAGAAAAGACCGCTAAAGCGATTAATGGCTGGGTAACGTTACCGCCAATGGAATATAAAGCCGACTGGGACGATTATCGTCAGCGTCACGGCATAGAGGCAGCAAGGCAGGCATTCAGCAACGGATTATATCAGGTTGGAGAGAAAAAACTCATGGAAGCAGAAGCGGCAGTGATCCACGAAACTAAGCCCAAAAAGGCCAATAACAATCTGGCACAAATGGCAGCCAGTCAGCGCGGGGCATTGCTGGTTGAGCATTACAAAAAAATCGCGGTACATGCTGAAAGCGAAGCAGTTTATCACTATAACGGCACAACATGGGAAACCCTGTCAGATAACGAGCTTCGTCGCGCAATGGTGGCAATTTTTGACCAGCACGACACTCCGTACAGCCCAAACGGGATCAATAACGCTATCTGCGCCATGAAATTACAAATTCCGGTCATTGGCGAACAACGGTCGGATTTAATCGGGTTTTGTAATGGTGTGTATGAGCTATCGACACAACAATTTACCCCACTCCAGCCGGAACACTGGCTAATTAATCATAACGGCATTGCATTCACACTGCCTGTTGTCGGTGAAAATTTACCAGACCATGCCCCCGATTTTTACCGCTGGTTATCCCATGCAGCGGGTCAGAATGAAAACAAAATGAATCGTATCAAAGCTGCCCTGTTTATGATTCTGGCAAACCGTTATGACTGGCAGCTCTTTATTGAAGTGACAGGCGAAGGTGGTAGCGGTAAAAGTGTGTTTACTTATATCGCTACCTTATTGGCAGGCGAACATAACACCGCCAGTGGCAATATGAGAGCACTGGATGAAGCCAGAGGCCGTTATCAGTTTGTCGGCAAGAGCTTAATTACGCTGCCCGATCAGGTTAAATATGTCGGTGAAGGGGCAAGCATTAAGGCCATTACAGGCGGCGACCTGATTGAAGTTGACGGAAAATACGAGAAGCAGTTTTCAACGATTATTAAAGCTGTCGTACTAGCCACCAATAACGAACCGATGAGTTTTACAGAACGCAATGGCGGTATAGCACGGCGGCGGGTGATATTTCCGTTTAATATTCCAGTCAAAGAATCGGAGAAAGACCCACAATTGACGGAGAAAATCAGTCGGGAGCTTTCAGTGATTATTCGTCATTTATTAACAGAATTTGCCGACCAGAATAAGGCTAAAAAACTGCTACAGGCGCAACGCGACTCGAACGAAGCGTTAACGGTAAAAAGTCATTCCGATCCGTTGTATCGCTTTTGCGATTACCTGGTGTCTGTCAATGATGCAACTGGAATGAAGATGGGCAATAAGAACATCAACCCACGCGCACCGAGATTATACTTGTATCACGCCTATCTCTCTTTTATGGAAGCACACGGCTTTGAACGTCCGCTGACACTAACAAAATTTGGTGAATCCATCCCCAAGATTATGCTGGAGTACCGAAAAGAGTACCGAAAAGTGCGAACCAAGAAAGGCTTTTCCTACAACGTTGAATTATCAGAAGAAGCCGAAGAATGGCTACCGTCAGTGCCTGAGCGTCGAGATTTCACGTCACCTATATAAAACTTTTGGCTTTAAGTCTGCATTCCATACACTATTTCAATTATCTATCTGTATTTAAAAGAAAATAATAGATGTATAGTTATTTTTTAACTATACATCAACTCTACATTCTCTTCATTAATCTAAAAAGTGGGTGAACAGATGATACAGTCAGTGAATATCATATTAATTGCATCAAACCCATATGTAGCAAGGCTTTCAGGGTATTGTGCAGAGGGTGCATAACTGAGAGGGTGAAAAAGATTTTCAGGGGATATCTCTGGTAGGAAAACTAAATATTCTAATTTAACGTGCTCATTTTTCTGTTTAAGGAAGCAATTAGTAGATAAAAATATCTTTATGTTTTGATATATATCAAAGCATAATTCAAATTAACAAACTAAATAATCGTTTTTATAGGCTGTCTAATGGCATGTTTTTTATGTTAGGATAATCAATGTCACTTAATTTAATGTATATATGACTCATTGAGTCATAGGATTTTTAATTACCATGTTATAGTTTTTATCATTATTATTTTTATTCATGGAAAATTAGGGATATAGCTATTGACAGTGACAGGCAGATAAATAACTATGTGCTTTATTGTTATAAAATCAAAAGGAAACGAAATGGCTAATATTATTTACATGACCTTAAATGGTAAAAAACAAGGATTGATCTCAGCAGGTTGTTCAACTTATGATTCAATTGGTAATAAATACCAAGAGGAAAACAAGGATAAAATATTGGTTTATTCTATAGACCACGATATTAATAGAGAACAGAATGTAAACCATCACCCTATAGTAATAGCAAAACCAATCGATAAATCATCTCCATTATTAGGGGTTTCCATATCAAATAATGAACATCTAGATTGTTTACTTGAAATCTATAGAAATAGTTCAGCAGGGGGATTGGAAAAATTTTATTCTATCAAATTAACGAATGCCACTATAAAAAACATCTCCAGCCATTATCCTAATTCACTAAGCCACAATGATATGCAACCATATGAAAGTATAACAATTTCATATGATAGCATAACATGGACACATCACATTGCTGGCACATCAGGCTACAGTATAAGAGAAGAGAATGTATTTTAATTCTTCTCAACCAAAAACAAAATGGTACGGTCAGTATCATTTTGTTTTATACTTATAGTAGTACCATCTTTGCGCCAGCGTTCATCTCCCCAATACTTATCGAAGTATTTTTTAAAACCCATATTTTCAGTATATTCTATTAATTCTACCAAACGATTAGATTTTACATTTGAAAAGGTGATTTCGTTAGTCATTGTATTATTACCGTCTGGGGAGTCGTAATATATGATGTAATCACTCGAAATCAAAGGCGCATTCTTAATCTCATTAAAGGTAAACATATAATAATAAATGAAATTTCTTTTCGTATATGATACGTTGACATTAGCTAATGAGGCAATAAAAAAAATAATGCCAATAATTAAAGAAAATATAACTATACATATACGTATAAAATTACTCAACCGCAATCCCAGCATATTCTTTACCTATATTAACCCAACTTGCATCTTCAATGAGAGTCACATCTTGACTAGTTCTTATATTACTTATAGGTTTTATAGTATCCAGAAAACTTGGCAAGGGAACGTGATAAGGAATTGTATTGTTGGGGTATTTTTCAGGGTCGGGAAATAATAGCGGTTTAAAAGATTTATTTTTATATTTTCCTATAGCTCCGTAGTAATCCCATCGCTTGAATGCTTTTTCTTTACTCACCACCCCGACTTGGGGTAAGTATTTTATATCATTAATTGCCTGATAAAAACCGAATAAGTTAGAAATCAAGTCCTCACCACTATAACCACTATCCGAAACTAATGTAAAAGGAAAGGAATCTTGGTATGATTCAAATGAATGAGTTGTATACATCATAATAGTAAGAGCAACTCTTTTTTTATCATGTAAAGATAAACCCTTTCTAACTTTCCATCTTGTTTTTATCGATGTTCCATAGTTACGTCCCTTGCCCATATATTGGACATATCTAACAATAAAATGCGATTTATGAGTTGTTTCATCCCCCAAAGCAAGAGAAATCATTAGTTTCCTTGCGTCATCACCATTAGCATGACCCAAATCTAACCACCCTAATTTTTCTGTATAAACCAATCGCCCATTTTGTATGTCACTTCTTTTAGTCATTTGGACTCCTGTCATTTAGTTAAGTGCGCTATAATATTTTATACATACAACATTACGCAAAATGCATGTGTAGATAAATTTCAACACAAACCAATTGTTCAACCCTCAACCCAAAATTCTGTGGATACGATAATATAACCACTTTATATATTAGTAAATATCAATATTTTCGTAAGGTACAATCATAATCTTAGACGATAAATATGATTGGTTCATGGTAAAGGATATTTTCTTTATAAAAATATTATATTCTAATTTTTAATATGATAAAAATAAGACTTTTCTTGTTTTTGCATTAAGCAATGAATGGTTGGAATTATAACAAATGGTAATTTACCAGCTCTAAATTATCTTAGTAATATTGCACCTTATTAATTTTCGATACCTTATTGATAGATATTCAATATCTATGCTTTTGTATGCTTGTTAAACATAATCAGGATTCTTTCTTATTATTTTTCATAGTGTTAAAAGTTTGTTTATCGAAAAATAAATTAATTAAAAAACACCATGAAAAAACTACTCGAATTACGCCAGAAAAAATCCGATTTAACCCAACAAATGCGTTCACTGCTCACCAAAGCTGAAAACGAAAAACGCTCGCTCAATGTCGATGAAGCCAAAGAGTTCGACGAACTGCGTAGCCAGTCCGACACGCTGAATACTGAAATTGCCCGTTATGAGTCTTTAGCTGATGAAGAACGCAGTCAGGCAAAAAGCCAACCGACCAGCAAAAAACTCAGCAATGATGAATTACGCCACTATGTTCTGACTGGTGAAACTCGCTCCCTGTCTACGGGTGTTCCGTCTGAGGGGGGCTATACCGTTATCCCTGAGCTGAACAAACAAATCATGCAACAACTGACTGATGAGTCAGTCATGCGCCGGATCTGTACGGTAAAAACCACACGTAGCAACGAATATAAGCAATTGATTTCAGTCGGTGGCGCTGCCGTGGCACACGGAGAAGAAGGCAAGGCACGCAGTGAGACAACGACACCGAAGATGGAAGAAGTCAGCATAAAGCTGTTCCCCATTTATGCCTACCCCAAAACCACCCAAGAAATTATCGATTTTAGCGATGTCGATATCTTAGGCTGACTGACTTCCGAAATTGCAGACACATTTGTTGATACCGAAGAAACGGATCTCGTGACCGGTGACGGCAGTAAGAAAGCGAAGGGCTTCCTGTCTTATTCCCGTGATACCCAAGCTGACAAAGTACGTGCATTTGGTACATTGCAAAAACTGGAAGTTACCGCGCTTTCCGCCGATAGCCTGATTGACCTTAAGTTCCTACTCAAGAACAAGTATCGTAAAAATTCAGTCTGGGTGATGAACTCCAGTACAGCCGCGCAGGTGCAGAAGCTGAAAAACGGCAATGGCGACTATATCTGGCGGGAACGTTTACAGGCGGGTGATCCGGATATGCTGCTGGGCTTGCCTGTCCATTACCTCGAATTTATGCCGGAGGGTGTGATCGGTCTGGGTGACTTCAAACGCGGCTATTTCATTGTTGACCATGAAACGGGCATTCGTACCCGTCCTGACAATATCACCGAGCCGGGATTTTATAAGGTTCATACCGATAAATATCTGGGTGGCGGGCTGGTGGATCCCAACGCGATTAAGGTACTGGAAGTGAAAACATCCAGCAACTAAGCAGAAGGGGTATCGCGCCCTTTCCAAGCCTTGGAGTCCATCAATGAAGAATGATTTTGAAATCCGCACAGCTTCACTGTCTGCCCGCAATAAGATGCTGACAGGTTATGTGATTAAGTGGAACAGCCGATCACACGTGCTGTGGGATGAGTTTATCGAACAATTCGCACCGAATGCATTTAACGCCAGTTTAGCGGCAGGCGCTGATATCAGAGCGTTGTACGAGCACGATCCGATAAACCTGTTAGGCCGTACCACGTCCAGCACATTGCAACTTGTCGAAGATGCCACCGGATTACGTTTCGAGTTAACCCCGCCAGATACGCAATTGGGGCACGATGTGCTCACGTTGGTTGAACGCGGGGATATACAAGGCATGTCCTTTGGTTTTCGTGCCATTAAAGATCAGTGGGATACCAGTCAGACACCTTATATCAGAACAGTATTGGAGGCTGAATTACGGGAAATCACCATAACCAGCTTACCTGCCTATCCTGAAAGTGGCGTTGAGATTGCCAAGCGTTCACTGAATGCCGCTAAACCCTGCTTTGTGGATTTGCGTCATTACTGGTTGCAACTGTCCGAGGTGTAATGATGTGGCCTTTTAAGCGTAAAACACCTGAAACCCGCAGCATGGGTATTGATGAGTTTCTTTCTCTGGCAGGCATATCTAATACCAAATCGGGCGAACATGTTTCCCCCTCGACGGCAGAAGGTTTACCCGCCGTGATGAACGCGGTTACCGTCATTAGTGAAGCGGTAGCCTCCATGCCTTGTTATCTCTATCGGGTTCAGCACCAGAACAGCAAAGAATCCCGCGAATGGTTGAGCGATCACCCCGTTGATTACTTGCTGAATGAATGTCCGAATGACTGCCAGACACCGTACCAGTTCAAAAGAACCCTGATGCGTCATTGTCTGCTGAATGGCAATGCGTATGCAGTGATTGTCTGGGGGCAGGATGGTCAGCCACAATCATTGCACCCTTATCCGCCGTCAGCGGTTGTACCCCAACGATTATCCGATCACCGGTTTGCGTACACTATCACAGAACCCTATAGCGGCAAGGTAAGAACTTATTTACAGGAGGAAGTGCTGCATCTGCGCTATGCCACCGAAGATGGTTTTCTTGGGCGATCGCCTGTTACCGTTTGCCGTGAAACTCTGGGTTTGGGGCTGGCACAACAGCGCCACGGCGCCAGCATTATGAAAGATGGCATGATGGCGGCGGGGGTGATTAAAGCCGCTGACTGGCTGGATGGGATCAAGGGAAGTAAGGCACTGGAAGCCCTCGAACGTTATAAGGGTGCTCGCAATGCAGGGAAAACGCCGATTCTTGAAGGCGGGATGGAATACCAGCAGCTAGGCATGAGTAACCAAGATGCGGAATGGCTGGCCTCCCGTCGCTTCACCATTGACGATATCGCCCGTATGTTCAATGTCAGCCCGATCTTTCTGCAAGAATATTCGAACAGTACCTACAGCAACTTTAGCGAGGCCTCCCGCGCTTTTCTGACCATCACTATGCGCCCGTGGCTTGCCAATTTTGAACAACAAATCAAAGCGGCCTTGCTGATGACTTCGCCAAAGCGGGGTATGCGTTATCAAGTGGAATTTGATACTGCCGATTTGCTGCGTGCCAATCCGAAAGAACGTTTCCAGAGTTATGAGACGGCGATTAAATCCGGTGTCATGTCACCGAATGAAGCCCGCGAACGTGAGGGATTATCGCCCCGTGAGGGCGGTGATGAATTCAGTCAGGCATGGAAACAAACGGTTGAAGTGAAAAAACCTGTGGAGAACAAGGCATGAGAGCAGGCAGGTTGAGGCACCGAATCACCCTTCAGAAAAACGAATCAAGCCGCTCACCGATGGGGTCGGTGATAAACAAATGGGTGGATGTTGCTGACGTTTGGGCAGAAGTACAGCCGATTAGCGGGCGGGAACTGGTCGCCTCCGGTGCTGTGCTATCCGAAGCTACCGTGCGTATCTGGCTGCGTTACCGTGATGATATCACCACAACAAATCGCATTATCTATCAAGGTGCCAGCACCCACGGTAAGAGCTTTGCCATTGTTGCCGTTATCCCTGATCCGAAACACTCCCGTCTGGAACTGCTTTGCAAGGGAGGCGTGAAATATGTCTGATATTGAAATTTCCCTCAGTGAAATCAAACAACATTGCCGGATTGATGAAAGCGACGCCCTTGATGATGCGTTATTAATGGCGTATGCCGAAGCCGCGCTGGAAGTCTGTCAGCAACATATCGGTAAGCGGTTTGATAATGGCTTGGCTTTTACGCCAGCAATCAAAGTAGGCTGCCTGCTTTATATCGGGTTGCTGTATGAAAATCGGGAAATGGCAACGGATATTGAGCTAAAAGAAGTCCCGTTTACCATTAAATCACTGTGGTCAGTCTATCGCGATGTGGGAGTCTACTGATGCCGTGGCAGCCCTTAAAGCGATGTAGCTATCCACACTGCCGCGAGCGGGTGAAATCAGGCCGATGCGAACAACACCAGCGGGAAGCCAGACGCCAGCAGGACAAGCAACGCGGCACCCGAACCCAGCGAGGCTACAGCAATCAATGGGGACGCTATCGGCTGCACTACCTGAAAGCCAACCCATTATGTGCTCATTGCTTACAGCAAAGTATTTACACGCCTGCCATCATTGTAGATCACATCATCCCGATACAGGGTGATGCTGATGTGCTGTTCTGGCCTGCATCGAACCATCAAGCATTATGCCAGACCTGCCATAACCGCAAGACCGTACAGACAGACCCCATGACCAAAGCAAAGCGCAAGCAGGGTGCTTATCGAGAGCAGGAAACCGAAGCGACAAGGTATCGTGATTGGTTATCAAAAGAATAATAACGAAACGAAATAACGGGGTGGGGGTATCAAAAATGACAAATGCCCCTCCCAGCGGAACCGCCCCCTCCTTCAATTTTTACGCACGGCAGTTTTTTTGAAAATAAAACGACAAGGAAAACAATCATGGCAAGAGCGCCAAAACCGCCTACTTACCTTAATGATATCGCCGCCAGCCAATGGAAGGCCAAAGGTAAAATTTTAGCTGAGCGGGAAGACCTGAACGCCGCTGACTGGAACAATTTAGAATTGTATTGCGTGAACTATGCCATTTACCGAAAAGCCGTGGCAGACCTTGATATCAGGGGCTTTAGCATTGTAAACAGTCAGGGCAGTGAAAGCCGAAATCCATCATTGAGCGCTAAAGCCGATGCCGAGAAAATCATGATAAAAATGTCGTCGTTGCTGGGTTTTGACCCCGTGTCACGGCGTAAAAATCCGGTGGAAACCGAGGAAGAAGACGAGCTGGATCGCCTATGAACGCATGGGAACAGTACGCTTTTGATATCGAAAACGGCAAAATTCCGGCCTGTAAGCGCGTAAAACAGGCCGTTAAACGCTACTTTAACGACCTGAATAACCCGCTTTATGTGTTTGATTTGGAGGTTGTAGCACGGTTTATTGCCTTTTCCCGTGTCTGTCCGCATGTCAAAGGCCATTTGCGCGGTAAACCCATCATGCTTGAGCCGTGGCAGCAGTTCGCCTTTGCGAATCTGTTTGGCTTCAAAGTGAAAGTGGCCGGACGTAGAAAATACCGCAGTGCTTATATTCAGGTGCCACGCAAAAATGCGAAATCGACGGTGGCTGCAATACTGGCTAACTGGTTTCTGGTGATGGAACAAGGCCAGCAGGATATTTACACCGCCGCCGTAAGCCGTGATCAGGCGCGAATTGTGTTTGATGATGCCCGCCAGATGAGCCTGTTATCAAAGCCATTGAAAAAACGAGTAGCTATCCAGCAACACAAAGTTACTTATCCAAAGACTAACAGTTTGTTAAAACCATTGGCCGCCAAAGCCGCTACGATTGAGGGTACAAACCCCAGTTTGGCAATTGTCGATGAATATCACTTACACCCTGATAATGCTGTTTACAGGCAGTAATGTTATTTCAGCCTGTAAACAGCATTATGATTATTGCTGCCAGATACTGGATGGCGAAGAACAGAACGAATCCCTGTTTGCCCTGATTTACGAACTGGACGACGAGAAAGAGATTGATGATGAATCCCTTTGGATAAAAGCTAACCCTAATCTTGATGTATCGGTAGACAGTGCCGCCTTGCATGACACAATCCAGAAAGCGCGAGGCATTCCCTCACAATGGACGGAAATGCTAACCAAACGCTTTAATATTTGGTGTCAGGGTGAAACCCCGTGGTTGGGTGAAGGTGCATGGAAAGCCTGCCAGACTGATTATGATGAAAATGATCTCAAAGGGCTGGAGTGTTACGCCGGACTGGATTTATCTTCAACAGGTGATATAACCAGTCTCTGTTACACGTTCCCCGTGGATAATGAACTGTTATTACTGACCCGTCATTACTTACCCGAAGCGCAGTTACAAAACCCCGCCAACAAGAATCGGGCTGTGTATCGACAATGGGCGCAAGCAGGCTGGATACGTACCACCGCAGGCGATTGCATTGATTATGACTGTATCCGTGATGATATTCTCGACGACAGCCAGCAGTTTGATATCAAGCTGGTGGGTTTTGACACATGGAATGCCACGCATCTACGTACCCAATTACAAGGCGTGGGGCTGGATGTTGAGCCGTTCCCGCAAACCTATATGCGCTTTAGCCCCGTGGCGAAATCTGCCGAGGTATTCGTTAACCGCAAAGTTATTCGTCACAATGGCGATCCGGTGCTTACGTGGGCAATGTCCAATGTGGTGATGGAAACCGACGCGAACGCTAATATCAAACCGAACAAGAGAAAATCAGCGAATAAAATCGACCCTGTGATTGCGTTCCTGATGAGTTTTGGCACATGGCAGATAGAGCATGAAGAGTTTGCGTTTAGCTTAAGTGAAGAGCAGCAAGAGCACCTTAACATGTTCAATGGGATATAACGTAAAAAGTTAAGCTGTTTTACTGATTCGCTTATTGAACCAGATAAAACAATTCGTTAAAGTATCTCCACCATTGGCAAAATCTAATGGTCAGGGTTTCGCAGCCTTGTAAGCATACTTTCACTGGTAGGAAGTTTCTATCAGTGCGTCTGTTATCGCCTTTTCAATGGTGATTCAGACGGGGGAGGCTTCGGCCTCGCCGGTTAGTATGCACCGGTACTGCGAACCCCGTCTGGATTGCCACCATCAATGATTAATTAATGGAAGGGGTAGCAGATGATTGAAATTAAAAAAGACTGGCATCAAGCCGATATTATTGCTGCATTACGTAAGCGTGGTACAACCTTAGCGGCTGTTTCTCGCAACGCCGGGCTTAGTTCATCTACATTGGCAAATACTCTTAGTAGACCGTGGCCTAAAGGTGAATGGATTATTGCTAACTATCTTGGAATACATCCCTCAGAAATTTGGCCTAGTCGATATTTTGATATGAACGGTCAGATTATTGAGCGTAAATTTCGTGACAAAATTTTATAAGAGCTACATTTAAAATTTGTTATATGTTATTTATGATAAGCACAAATTTCATATTATTTGTGCTTTTTTATAGAATATTTATTTAAGAATATTAAAAATATTAGTTTGTTTTTTTAATATGCAAGAACTCATTGATTATTAAATTTTTATATGGGATGAATTTCTATAATATCTATGAAAAATGCTATATTTAAGAAATGAAGCATTATAATAATTAGTGCAATCTTTTGGAGGAAAACATGAGCGCACCCATAACGATTATTTTTATTATAATTTCTATTATTATAGTTTCTTTTGTTTTTATGATTAAAAAATACCCGTTAAATGAAAAGAGATTAGATAAACAAAATCTTTTTTGGTTTTCTGTGACTTTACCAATTATTCTTTTTTTTACATTTGGTCTCTTTGTATGGACAGGTTACAATATACGTTTAGATGAAAAAGGATTCAGTACTTTTCTAGAAATAAGTAAACTCCCATTAGCTATTTTGGCTTTATCTCCGGTATTTGGAGTTATTATATCAAATATTCACAGAACTATACAAACAGACGAGCAGATCAAAAAAACATCTTTTAAGAACAATATGGATGCTTTTTATGCTCATAATAAATATATCCTTGAAGGACTAATGGATATAAATATTATTAATTGTTACTCCGTCGAAAATAAACATGAAAAATATGTTTCGTACTTTAAAAAAATTACAGGTGACATCGAGTGTTTCAATAAATATAGAGTCAATGAAAATGTAATAATTAAATCACCTAAAAGATTATTCTCAAAGATGTATAAAAAAAACAATGAATTAAGGGATAGTTTTGAACCAAAACTAAATCTTGATTTTGCAGAGAAAATGAATAGTAGCATAGAGAAAGTGACTAAGGCGTTAACGTCTTTTGATTGTTGTTTTTCAGTGGAAAAAGGCTATGTGGAAATAAAATTAGATGAAAAAAACTTTAATTACTACGAAGGCTTTAATGCTTTAAAAAGTGGAATTGAAGAATTGAAATCTATCTTCAATATAGAAGATTTCTTACCTCTAGATTACTTCGATGAATTTCTTTCCAGTGAAGAGTATCATATTATTTTCAATAAAAAAAATGACAACGGCGATGATAAAGAAAATCATAGTATGATAGAAGAACAATATGATATATTATTAGAGTCTTTTATCATATTTTGTGAATTTACTGTTAATCATTTGAAATCTCTTTCAAAAGTGATTAATGAAGTATCAGAGTTGATTTCTAATGATCCAATCTATGATGTAGATGGTGATATTGAATTACCAAATATTATCTTAGACAATAGCCATGATTGGTCTTTTTCAAAGCTTCATGATCTTCCTTTCTATTTTAGAAATGGCATAGGTATTGATTCTGTTTAATATATTATTACTGTATCAATTTAGCGGAAGAAAAATTTACTAAAATGATATGCGATTGCTAAGATATAGGAGAACAAGCGATAAGGGGCACAAAAAGGGGCATAAAATCAATAAGTAAAAATAAATTCAACTAATTCAACTAATTCAATTAACTAACTTATTTTACTAGTCCCGCCCTGGCACCATATAAAAACTTGCGGTAATACAGCGAGTTAGGGTTAGAAAGAGCCACCTTCAAGGTGGCTTTTTTCTTTGATGAAAATCACATTCCTAATATCTTCCTAATATTCTTTCCTAATATCATTTCGTCCGTTGTCCGCCGACAACCGGAACAACTTCAATTTTTCTGTTGTATCTTGCGGTTTGGGTAATATTTTTATGGCCGGAAATAACCTGTTTTTCTGCCAGTGTTCCGTCGAGATCTGAAATTCCTTTTGCTTTTAGGTCGTGAAAGGTGAAATTAAAATCCAATTCAGGGAAGGTTTCTTTCGCCAGCTGCTTGGCTTTTTTCCAGCGGCTGTTAAACCCATCACGAGTATATTTATGACCAGAAGCCTGACAAATGACATAAATGCTAAAAATACCGGGGTCGGTAATTAATGTTTCACTCAGCTTCACAGCATCCTCTAAGCGTTTTGTCCATGCCTTAATTTGTTGTTTACCCGTTTTACCTTGGCGGATAAAGATCCCTTGTTCCATTAATTGTGAGCGGGTGAGTGACAAAACGTCGGCTTGTCGTGCACAACATAAATAAGCCAGTTCCATTGCCATTTTCACAATGGTAGGTGAAACAGAGTAAAGGGCAGTATATTCTGTATCGGTGATATACCGTTCCCGCGCTTTCTCTTTGTACTGCTTCACACCGGTACACGGATTACCTTTCACCATGCCGCGCTCATATCCCCATTTGTAAACACGGGAGAAGAACGTTTTCTCGCGATTGGCCTGTGTTCTGCTCTTAAGCCCCCGTTTATCCATATACTTTCTGACATGTTCAGGTTTTACATTGTCCGGTGACATTTTCCCGAAGACCGGCAGCAACTTATTGGCGTATTTCTGATAGTCTTTTTTGGTCTCGGTCGCCAAATCTTGAAAAGTGGTTGAAAGCAGAAATTGTTTGATTAACTCTGAAACCGTATCTTCCTTCTGTGACATGTCATAGAGAATTCTTTCGTATTCCATCCAGATAACCGAAAGCGGAGCATCCAAAGGGCAGAGGGAGATTGATCCCCCTCTGGCCGGATGAAATTCATATTTGGTCTTTCCACGATAAACCCGCTGGGGTAATTTCGCATCAGCGGGGTTCTTCCTTGTTCTGGCCATAATTACATACTCTCGAAGTCGGGCACTTCCGCAGGGTTAGCGTGGCGTGTAACGGTCAAGGGATGGTTAAAGTGCTTCCACGTTGTTCTGGGTTTACCATCTTGCCGCATGATAAAGAAAATGCCGTGTCTGGTCAGTGATTCGCACTGTTTGGATGGGATCTGGTAACCGGTCAGTTCTTCCAGTTCCTTATCGGTGATAATGTCGCAGTGGTTTTTCATGGTCTTGCCTCATCATTGATAGAATGAGCTGATCAGCGGTGTTGCAGGCGTGGGCAATATCTGCCTGACCGCAAGGTGTGTTTTTGACACTGGCCGCTAATCGTCCCAATTTGATATCGAAATCAGTTAATAGTTGTTGTCCGGGTTGCCAAGGTTGCATGATGGTATTCCGTGTGGGGGATGTACCATCATGCTAGGCATTATGTAGCCAATTTTCTGATTAGGCTTAATCAGTTTTACCGGAGGAAGATGTGCTGTCGGTCTTCACCTTCTGATGGTGGTTCGCTGGCTCGATTTTGACTTCAGGCGGAAAATCGTAGAAGACAGCGCAGCGCCGGTCAGCCATGATCAGGCCGTTTGTGCCATCGGGCAGGGTGAGCCTGATGGGTTGGTAACGTTTATGTTGATGTTTAAGCATGGGTCTTGCCTCTTTGTTTTTTGCTAATCGCTATTCTTAATCGTGCGAGCTGAACAGTGGTCGGTTTGTATTCAGCGGGCACATGAGGATAGTATCGGTTAATCACGCCATGTTCTGGTTTAGAGACCAGCAGCAGGTTTTCAATGACGCAATTTTGTTTATCGTCATCTATAAACTTAATCACGCTGCTTTTAGGAATGTGCCCATGGTGTTGTTCCCACACTAACCGATGCTTAAGTACCCATTGATTGGGGTCTGCCACCTTTATTTTGATATACCCATCCTTGGTGCAGGACTCACTGCCGATAGGCTGATAGTTATGTGGGCGATGATGCTTTCTGAATGATCCTGAATTTGCCCCGGTTAACCCCTTCTTACCTTTATTGGCTGGGGAATGGCCTTGGGTAAAACATCCACTGCGGCCTGTTTTTAATTTTAAACGCTTACGTAATGCATTGATGGCGTCCGGGGAACGGGTAACGTTAAACTGCTGATTAAAGGCTGGGGTAAGTTTGCCCAGCCGCAATAAATAATGTTGCCGCATCCAGTTTTCCATTGCGGGGGTATAGACAAAGCGCGCCACTATTTAACCTCCAGATATTTGGGAGCATGCTGGATTTCGTTATCGCCTAACATTTTCTGCACTTTTAACGCCAATCTGCCATTTTCTACAATTTGGCTTGCCACATTAGAAATCGCTTTTGCGCGTGAAATTTCGTCTTTTAACCCTTCACCTTGCAAGCTTTCATCGGAAAGGCGTTCTAACTGGGCAAATAGGTGGTTGTGCAGATCTTCAAGATTGTTTTTCATCAGACCCTCCTGTTAATGCAATTGACCGCTATGGACACCAGAACCGAGTTGTGTCATTAGAGCGTGTTTCAATTGTTCCAATGTGTCCCGCTCCATGGGTGAAAAATCGGCGGTTCTGTCTGCTGACCAAGTCACTTCACATTGTGCGATTTCTTCGTTATAAAAAATGCTGACTTCGAGTTTTGCTGCCATCATATCCTCCTCAATATCCGGCGTACCGGACACAGTTTGATTAACGGTGTTAGCGAACCTGTAAACTTCTTTCCCCAATCTCGATATGGGCACCCGGAACGGTTTCACCCCGTTCGATAGCGGCTTTAATCGCTTTCTTATCCGGTGCGGTAATGGTCTGGACATCGACCAATTCATCAGGTAACAACATCTCGTTATCGATAATGACCCTAGCAACGCCCGGACGTGCACTAAAGGTATTTTTAGTAGTCTTCAGGCTGTTCATGTCCGCTTTCAGTAAACAGTCCAGAATATATTTTTTAAGGTGTTTAACCTGACCTTCAAAGGAACGCTTGCGTTCTGCCAACCGTTTGGCCTCGTCGTCCAGCGTTCTGGCCTGACCCTCAAGGTTACGGGCATGTATCATTACCGCATCCAGTTTGTCACCCAAAGCGCCTTCCAGCCCTTCAAGGGTGTCGGCGATTTCTTCCGGAGAGAATTCCCCGGCTTCGATTAATTTTTGCAGCTGATCATAGTCCGCTGCCAGTGCAATGGCGGTTGTGGTCATTGGTTTGCCTCTTCTAATTGAGTTAAACAGTCTTTCTCGATTTCATTTAAACGTCGCAGGCGACCGGACAGGTATTTCTCATAATCTTTGTCGCCTTTGGCCTTCGCGTTATCTAAATGTACGGTGATTTCACGGGTCAGCGTGGAAGCAATGCCTCTCAGTTCATTTTTAGTTACCGCTGTTTTCATGGTTTCGGTGTTGCGAGTAAACTTCTCGTCCAGTTCCTTGCGGAGACGGGTGAGATCTTCGGCTTTGTCACTGGCGGCCTTAATACCAAATTCAATTTTGTTCTCTGCCAGATATTCAGGGTTATCGTGCATGCCCATAAAGACATCGGCACTGAAACCCAGCATGGATAAGGCTTTTTTAATGGCATCGGTCAGGCTTTTTTTAATGACTTCACCATCCGTTTTTATGCCGTATTTGCTTTTGTAGAGATAAGGTGTTGCGCCGTAGCTTTCAATTTCACCCCGAATTTCTCCTTCAATCAGATACCAAAATAAGATCTTGATTGAATGGTTTTTTTCGCATATCAATGAGCCATCAGCATCACGCAATAGACGAAAACTGGTTTGTTTGTTGTTGGCGTCATATATGGGTTCGGAAATTGGCGCACCGTTAATCATTTTCTCTTCCAGTACCTGATAACCCCATCCTTCACCCACAGGGCCAAATATTTCAGTCGCCCGCATCAACATATAGTTGCTGTTGATACTGGTGCCGGTATAGCCCACACCTTCCAGCGGTTTGGTAAAACGGGGGTCGGTACGCTGAACGGCTTTCCAGATACGCAGATTGGCTTGCTGTTCGTCACCTTGTGCTTTGATGGTGTCTTCCAGTAAATTGGCGCGATGCTGGAAGTTATCATCATTAATGTTCTGGCCACTGACAGGCGGTAATGGTATAGCCTCATTCTCTGCCGTATCTGATTGTGCGGTTTCTTCTGTGATGATGTTCTCTTCTTTGGCTTGTTTAGTTTTTCTGGTCTTGCGGGGTTTGATTTCGCTTTTTACCGGTTTTTCGGGTATAGCTTCTGCTTGTTGGGCTTCAACTTCATTTGCAGCTACGTCCGTCGCAGCCGTATTTGGTGTTGAGGAGATCTCTTCAGAAATATTCGGGAACTCATTGGGAATATTGCCATCACCTAAAAAGCCATCCAAAAAGCCTTTCATTGCATCGGTATCAGTCAGAAGTTCAGGGCGGCGTTTACCTTCACGCACGACTCTGAAAAGGGTTTCCCGTGGAATAGAGAGGGCGTTGACTCTGATACGAAATGCCATAGACCAGCGTCGCCATGCTTCATCGCTGTCGGCTATCAATTGTTTGGCTGCCTGCATATTGTGCGACATAATCGCCCAGCAGTGGAAATCCCCATCCAGCAAAGCCAGGGCGATTTCCAGATCCAATGTGGCGTAAGTGTGGTCAAAATCACGGGCCGTTATGGCTGGACTTTTCGCAGGCTCTAGGGTTCTGGCCTGCCATGTTGTGCCGTTGAATTCATATTCAATCGCAAATTTTTCATCAAATGCACCAATGGGAGGGCGAGGTGAGCCAACGCGATCTTCACAGACAATCGGTGTGTCAGTATTAAATTTATCCATGTCATCAGGGTATACTTCCCCTAACAGTACAATGGCCATCGCACTTGCCATTTTGAGGGTATTGGCTTCAATGGCGGTGGCCAAAGCTACCGCACTGTTTTCCTGAGTCGCTGGTGTTGGCTCAAATACACAAATATAAGTGGTCATGGGTCTTACCTCTTGGTTAATAAGGAAGTTCCATATCGGAAACTGAAACGGGTTGGCCTTCGATGCACAGCAGTGATTGGATCTGGTCTTCAATCCGGTTTACTTCGGTCTGTGCATTGGTCAGCACCTTTTCTTTCTCGGCTTCGAGGGCATTGATCTGCGCATGAATGAGATCAGATTTATTGACTGATGGGAGAGGGATTTCCACATCATACTGAGAGACTAACGCGCCCCAATAGATTGTATTAGGGGATACACAAGTGAGGGTGTTGAACTCAATCTGCTTATCAAAACCCTCTTTGGCATAAACATAAAGGGTGACATTTAACGTCTTCGGTTGTGCTTTCATAGCAACTCCTATATATTAACGTGGATCTATGAGTAATCATTGGTCTTGCCTCTTGGGGCGGATTGGTCTCCACCCCAAGCACTCCCGATAGCTTTGGTCGGCGACTCGGGGTAAAAGAACCCGCTTCGGTGGGTTTTTTTACGGCTGTAGTACTAGTACTACAGCCGTACGCCCCATTGTGGCATGATAGCCCTGACATTTTTTTCCTGAAAATACGGGGAGGTGTTCAATGCACTCACCGACCAATGCCTGGGAACAGGCACTTCTCTCACTCCATACCCGTTTGGCTCCCTTGTTTCACCATCCCGGCACACAACAACGCAGCCTCGCTTATCTCCGGGGATTGCTCAGTGACGTTGAACGTAAAAATGGCTGGCAACTGGCGGAATGGATAGGCGAATGCACGCCTGATGGCGTTCAGCATCTGCTGGAGCGAGTTCATTGGGATGTCGACGTCGCCCGCGATATTCTGCGGGATTATGTGACAGAACATCTGGGCGATGAACAGGGTGTACTTATTGTGGATGAAACGGGCTTTATCAAAAAAGGCACGCATTCTGCCGGAGTTCAGCGTCAATACAGTGGCACCGCCGGGCGCGTCGAAAACAGCCAGATAGGCGTCTTTCTCTGTTATGCCGGTCAGGGCAGTCATGCCTTTATTGACCGGGCGCTATACCTGCCCAAATCCTGGACGAATGACCGGCCTCGCTGTGAAGCCGCGGGTATTCCTGATCCGATCACCTTTGCCACCAAACCGCAATTCGCCCGGCAGATGCTGGAACGCGCATTAGAGGCCGGTGTGCCCTGTCGCTGGGTGACGGCCGATGCCGTTTATGGTCAGGATCGTCGCCTGCGCTGTTGGCTGGAGTCCCGATATCAACCCTTTGTGCTGGCGATCCCCAAAAATGAACCGTTGTGGTGGCAAGGGCTGGCCTATCGCAGAGCGGACCACATTGTGGACAGCCTGACGCCTCCACAATGGGAACCACATTCTGCGGGGCGGGGAGCGAAAGGCGAACGTCAGTATGACTGGGTTTTGGTGCCACTCTGGCGCTTACAACGGAGTGAGAAAGACCGGGAATATGGCCATTATTTGCTGGTCCGGCGCCGCTGGGATGAAAAACAGGCACGGGCTTACTAGGTTGTGTATGCGCGCCGAGAACAGGCTGATCTGAAAACCCTGGCTCAGGTGGCAGGCTATCGCTGGGAAATGGAATGTGGTTTTGAAGAAACGCAGGGAGAATGCGGTCGGGATCATTATGAAGTGTGGCAATGGCATAGCGGGTATCGGCACATTACCTTATCGCTACTGGCCCATGCGGTTCTGGCGGTCTTACGGAGACGGGAGAAAAAAAACGCCGACGGGGCTGATAGCCCTCAGTGTGGCGGAACTGCGTAAGCTGTTGTCAAAATTGATGGAAAAGGCCGGAGAGACCGTCGAACAGGTTTTACATTGGTCATCTTGGCGACGACGACACCAATACTGTGCACAACAATGCCATTATCGCCGCAGGGATAACCTTATGATTACAGAGCCGTTACGGCTGTAGTACTAGCACTGAATGAGTTAGGTGGTGAATTTTCTCTTGATGATGTTTTCCCTCCTGAAGATCGTTCGACAAGACGTAGCTTATCAGAACAGGCTACCGAAATCTGATTTTGAATAATCAACATTAATTGCGACAGGAGACGAAAATCGTGGAGCAAAGCATCAATACACTCAAATCTGAAGTTGAGGCTTGGGCCATGGAGAGAGGTTAGGAACATGTAGCCATTGAAATCAGTCGTATGTATTTCCTGCTGTATTGTGGTGGTTCTCAATCTAGGTTACATCGGATTGAAGATGGATTGGGTAATGCTGATTGGAAAGCGATAAATAATAATCGACAGCAAATTTTTCGATGGTTACGCAGTGATTCGAATGCGGCGCAACGCAAAATCACGGAACTGTTGCCAGCGATTGAAGCGGCACTGCCGACAGAACGGCGGGCGAGGGTGGCAAACGACGATGACCTGAATTATCTGACATCTGTAGCAATTCGGGAGTTTGCGGCAGCAATGAGTGAAACCTTGCTTGGAGGGCGTGATATGTCACACTGAATAGCAATCGCAGTATCTGCACTGAATGCAATAGAACCACGTCTGACCAACGTGCATTAGCGAGAGGCAAGACCAATGATGAAACCCATCGATAAGATCACTTATCGAAATGGCTTTCGCCGAAACGATAAGCCTGCCACGCTTGATGAAGTGGCAGAAATTTATGAAAGCCGTAAGGAAGCGGCTCTGATTGACTGGGAGCAACACAAAAAGCAAAAAGTCAAATCACAGAGCCAAAATAAGTAAGGGCGTGGTATGAGTTTGTTATTGTTAAAAAGTCGCCCACTGGTGGTTATTCCTGAGTTGGCTATGCGTTTGGGATTGAACGAGGCCATTATTTTGCAGCAGATCCAATACTGGCTGACCGAGACATCATCCGGTGTTGAGATGAGTGGTTGCCGCTGGATTTATAACACAGTCGAAAAATGGCAGGAACAATTCCCGTTTTTATCGGGTTCGACCATCAAGCGGGCGCTGGGGAATTTGAAAAAGCTGGGTGTGTTGCAGATTGAGCAGATTAATAAATCCAGCCACGACCGGACGAATTATTATGCAATAAATTACGAACATCCATTGTTAGCCGATAAGGTCAAAATGACCCCATCGAACAATCAGGACGTGAGTCATCGAATAGGTCAAAATGACCTTATCGATAAGGGCAGATTGAAACACTCCAACGGGTCAGAATGCCCCGTTCTGAATGGGTCAAATTGGTCTGATCTTACAGAGACTACAACAGAGATTACTACAGAGAGTACAACAGAATCTTGTCAGGTTCTCGCCGAACCCGACGACCCAGCGCGGCAAGTTCTGGTTTATTTCAATCAGGTCACTGATTCGAACTACTACAATGGTAAAACCACAATGGGGTATATCCGTGCACGGTTGAAAGATGGCTATTCGGTGGAAGACTTGATGTTGATCACCGACTACCTGACCACCAAATGGCGGGATGATGGCAAGATGCGGGATTATTTACGCCCGAAAACCCTGTTTGGCCCGGAGAACTGCACGGAATATTTCGACAAAGCAAGCAAATGGGACAAGGCCGGGCGTCCGCCTTGTGTTAATGGTCGCTGGCTGAAAGCGGGAGAAACGGCCATCACCATTGACACCGTGGAGCGTGATGCCACGTTCCGATTGCTGTTTTCCACCGGCTGGACGCCGACAAACCGTATTCAGGAACTGGCTCAACAACTGGCCCGTAAAGCCGGAATAGGGCGGATGAGTGAAGTCCCGGCATTAGCGGCTTGGCGGGGGATCTGGAAACAGGCCGCAGAACAAGTGGCGAAAGAGCAACGTTCTGGCCAATAGCAAAAACGCTTTCTGACCAAAAGCGAAAAAAACAACAACGAGGCAAGACCACATGAGCAACGAAAACGATGTCAATAAACTGATCCTTGATCGACGTGATATTACGGATGATGGGTGTGATCACTCAGCCAGTATTATCGACAGCTATCATCAGGCTGCACGGGCACGTAGCCGCCAGCCTTACCAACCTAAACCGAAACTTATTCAGGTTTCCTTGCCGGCAATGGCTTCTGAACCCATTGTCAATATTGGTGAACGTATCAATTACGGGCGGAAAATCGTCAAGGGCATTTATGAGTTATCCCGCCTCGGATACAGTGCCAACAGCATTGCCATTTTGCTGAGAATGCCATTAGAGCGTGTTCAGCATGTGCTGTCCTGCAATAGTTCGATGAAGAGAGCCGTTTACAAACAGGTGATGGCTGCGCCCGTTCCCACAGAAAAAGAGATCATGAAACGTCTGGCGGCAGAGTCGAAGGTATAAGCCAGGGCTGATTCATGAAAACACAATCTGACTATTTGCCCGCAGGGTTACCCCACAACCGGGGGTTATGGCCACAAGAATATCGAGAACGAGAAAATCTGGATTTAAAGGCCAGTCGGTTAATCAAACAGCTCAAACTGAGGAAGATAAATCGGGCCATCATTTTTAGGGAGATTGAACAGACTTCTGACAAGTATCAGGAATTTTTTAAAACACGCCTGAATTACTGGCGTGATGTGATGAAACCTTAAGAGGCAAGACCGAATGAAACAGACAAACAATTATCTGCATTACCTGAAAGACGAGGTTATCGGTTACTGGGAGCTGATATCTGATGAGGAGTTTTGGCTCCATATGCTCGTATTGCTTTTTATCCTGACCTTTCCCGTTTCCCTACTTGTGCTGGCGTTAATCCGGTTTGTGTATGACAGAATGGGGAAATAACGATGAAAAAGCGTTTAAATACCCAAGCGATTACATACACGGCTGAAATCGAACTGACAGGCTTTATTCTCTACGGTAACTCTGATTTTCGGGCGAGTGGACGCATTTATCATGATGTTCATCAGCGCTGGTTTGATGGGGCTGAAATCATCACATCACCGGTTGAGAATATTCACAGTTTTAATTCTGATGGATTTATCCAAACCCGTAATTCGGTTTACAAGCTCAGGACGTCCAACAATGGCTAAATCGCCCGCCGAACGTAAAGCCGCCCAACGTCAACGCCAGCAGGAGGCTGGCTTGACCAAAATAGAATTGCAGCTGGATAGTCAGGAACTGGCGATGCTGAAACGCAATTGCACCCTGCGAAGACCGGGGCGAGAGCCTTATGAGGTTAACGAGTATCTGGCCATGTTAATCAGAATGGATGACCGTTCATTAAAAAGCCAGGTAGTGGCATTACAGAAGCGACACTGTGATAAGTGCGGGGAATCACTGCCTGTCACTGCATGTTGTTTTTCAGGTGAGGCAGCGTGTTGGAATACATTAGGCTGGCATGAACTGAAATTAATACTGTAAAGCGTTATTAACAGACACAACACTATGTTATTTGTTTCGTTTATTGCGATTTTCGTTTATTTCGATTAAGCTTGTTGTAATGATTGACACATTAGGTATACACATATGAGCAATGCAAACCTGGCCAACCTGAATCTTCCGGCAAAACATGAAATTGAAATCGCAATGCGCAGCCAACGAGAGCTGGCTGCGTTTCTTTCTACACAATTAGAGACCCAACAGATCACTATCAAAGGTGCAGATAACACATTTCACCCAATTGAATTACCGACCTCAGCATTAACCATGTTAATGGATATACTGGGTGAATTAGCAGCAGGTAATGCCGTTCAAATTGTCCCCGTACATGCTGAACTGACGACACAAGAAGCAGCAAACATACTGAATGTTTCTCGCCCTCATCTAGTGAAGTTATTGGAAGAAGGGCAATTGCCTTACCATAAAACGGGAAGACATCGTCGAGTGCTATTTTCTGACTTAATGGAATACAAAAAGAAACGTGATGCCGATAGTTTGGCTGCGATGCAAGAACTTGCAGCTCAGGCACAAAAACTTGAACTGGGTTATTAAAGGATGAACCATTCTCCCTATCCGGTGGTACTGGATGCCTGCGTTTTGTATCCGGCAAGATTGCGTGACTTGCTGATGCATTTGGGGCTGGCTGGTCTGTATCAACCCAAATGGTCAGATACTATTCAGGATGAATGGAAGAGAAACTTACTGAAACAACGTCCTGACATAAAGCCTGAAATGTTGGAATACACAACAGCACTCATGAATAAAGCCTTACCCGATGCCAATGTCACGGGTTTTGAATCATTAATTGAAGGATTAAGGCTCCCTGATAAAGATGATCGCCATGTATTGGCAACAGCCATATGTGCAAATGCAGAAGTCATCGTGACTATGAACCTGAAAGACTTTCCAGCCGATATTTTAGGTGAGTTTAATATCGAAGCCCTTCATCCGGACGAATTTATTTCAGACCTCTTTGACTTAAACCACGCTATTGCATTGGAGGCTGTCAGACAGCAACGTATGGCACTAAAAAACCCTCCAATGTCTACCAGTGAATTTTTAGATATGTTGTTAAAACAGGGGCTACCGATGACAGTCAAAGCTCTTGAAGCTTACAAGTTTATTATTTAATTTGGTGTATTGGTGCTGACATATCGTTTGTTGCTTCTTAAGGATTATCATCCATGGTCATAATGCACAATCCTCCCCATCCGGGAGAACTGATAAAGGATGCAATGGAAACCCTAGACATGAGTGCCAGGGCATTGGCGAAAGCATTGGATGTTGCCCCTTCCACGGTACAACGGCTGATTAGCCATCAGTCACATGTGTCTCCTGAAATGGCGGTGCGTCTTTCTGTGGTGATTGGCAGTGCACCACATGTCTGGCTGGGAATGCAGAATGCCTATGATATCTGGCATATTAAGCAGAATCTGGATACATCCCGCCTGAAGCGATTGTCGGTAGCGTAACGGATTGTAAACCGCTAGAATAATGCCATCGGCCTGAACACCCGATAACCTAAACAACAGCTGCTGTGCCATCACTTAGAGGGATAAGTTATGGCGCAGTACAGTTTTATCAAAATCTCCAATGATACCCTGAGACCGGCAACACCGACGGCTCAGGAATACCTGCATTCCAAAGTGAAATGCGGCGATGTGCTTTATGCGGATTTTAAGAAAGCACGCAACCCGCGTTTCCACCGCAAATATTTTGCCCTCCTGAATCTCGGTTATGAATATTGGCAACCGACCGGCGGCACAATTTCCCCTGAAGAGAAAAAGCTTGTACGGGGTTACGTACAATTTCTGGCTCACTTCGCCGGCGCAGAAGAGGCCTTACAATCCGCAGCGGATGAATACCTTGCCAGCTTATCAAAAGACCGTGCCCACAATATCACGGCCACCAAATCCTTTGATGCCTTTCGGAGCTGGGTCACGGTGGAATCCGGCCACTATGACACTTACGAAATGCCTAATGGCAGTCTGTATCGTGAATCCCGTTCAATCAGTTTCGCCAGCATGGACGAATTGGAGTTTCAGGCGCTCTATAAAGCCACGTTAAATGTGCTCTGGAACTTCATTCTGTACCGCAACTTTCCGACCCAGAATGCGGCTGAGAACGCCGCTTCTCAGTTGTTTGATTTTGCGTAAGGGAGAGGCAAGACCCATGACCCACAGTGAAAAACAGTGGCTGTCAGATGTCGCCTCGCTGGGCTGTATTGTTTGCCGGAATTTGGGGTTGGGTGCATCCCCGGCGGAAATTCATCATGTGAGAACCGGGCAGGGGATGGCACAACGCGCCGATCACTTCAGCGTTCTGCCGCTTTGTCCTCGTCATCATCGGGTGTGTTATTCCACCGGATTCCATGCCGCACCGAAAACATGGCAGGCTGCTCATGGGACAGAAATTGAATTATTAGAACAGGTTAAAAGGGAAGTGAAAGAGGTACGGTTATGTCGGGTTTGAGATTTTCAACAGATGGGCTGGAATTGGCCATATCACAGGCGATCTGGTTACAGGAATGGTTATCGAAATTTGGAGCTTGGGTTTACTCTGGTAGGCTGGATAAACGTCAAAGCAGTATGATTGCAGAGTTTATGGCACGAGTAGAGCCTCGAGACTATCCAGAGCGCCCGATATGCAATGACGATGAAGGGATGTTAATTGCCAGAGTGGTCGATCATATCTACCATCTTGACCGGGTAGCCTTTGCCATGTTGTTAAGCCGGTATGGCTTTAACAGTTCAGATAGAGCTATTGCCCGCTATTACCATAACATCGTTAAGCCGAGAAAAATGGTACGCCGTAGTGGTCAACTGGTTTTACGGAAGCCCTCGCTATCAACCTGCCGCCGTGAGGTTGAAGAAATATTAAAAGCCACCGAATATTTACTTTATCAACCTTTGAAAGATGCCCTTACGTGCCGGGAATAGGAAAGAAAATTAAAAATTTTGTCAAGAACGTGTTGACATCTTTGAGCCAATGAGCCACTATTTCAATATATGTTGCGCTATTTGTAACCGTGACAAACAAGCCTCACTCTGCGTGAGGTTTTTTTATGCCTGAAATAAACATAAGACTTGCTGTTGTCCTGGGTCAGAGTTACATGTGTGTTCACGCCGACTCACTGACCAAAAGGTTAAACTTATCATGCTAAAACATGAAGATATGACAACAACAGCCGCTTGTGTTTTAGAAACTGTTCCCCTGTACGACTGGGCATCAGTTTCTGATATTTCCACCCTGACGGGGCTATCTGCGCCGCGTTGCCAATTACTGTTAACTCAATTTTGTCTGGCTGGATTGATGGAAAGCCGGGACGATGAGACGTTTTTCAAACGTTGTCCTTAATAAGATAACGTCTTAAGCCGTAAGGGGCGGGGATTTGATACCTCGCCTTCTCCTGTGGTTTTACAGAGAAAAAGCCAGCGTCGATTTATGGAAAAATATTGTGAATTTAAGTGGTATCACATTAATTAACGACGACTCACTGCAATTTATTAAAACCTTACCGGATAACTGCATTGACCTGATTGCCACTGACCCGCCGTACTTTCGGGTAAAAGAGTGTGCCTGGGACAGGCAGTGGGAAGATGTCACGGCGTATCTTGCGTGGCTGGATGAATTACTGGCTGAATTCTGGCGGGTACTGAAACCCAACGGCAGCCTGTATATGTTCTGCGGTTCACGGTTGGCCTCGGATACTGAATTGCTCGTTCGGGAACGGTTCAACGTGTTAAACCATATTATTTGGGCGAAGCCGTCCGGCCCGTGGCGCAGGCAGAATAAAGAAAGCCTGCGGATGTATTTTCCCGCCACGGAACGCATTATTTTTGCCGAACATTATCAGGGACCTTATCACCCGAAAGGCGATGGCCATTCCCGTCAATGTCGGGAACTGAAACAGTCGGTATTCAAACCATTGACCGATTATTTTCGTGATGCCCGAAAAGCATTAGGCGTTACGGCAAAAGACATTCACGAGGCCACCGGGAAGCAGATGGCCAGTCACTGGTTCAGTGATAGTCAATGGCAGTTACCCAATGAGGCGGACTATCAAAAGCTGCAGAGTTTATTTGAACGCATCGCCCAAGAAAAACACCAGTGTGGCGAACTGAACAAGCCCTATCATGAGTTGACAAAATCTCACCTCACTTTGTCACGACAGTATGAAGAATTGCGGCAGGAATACGGCTTATTGCGCCGTTCGTTCACAGTCACGGCAGACGTACCTTATACCGATGTCTGGCATTTTGCTCCTGTTCAGTATTATCCGGGTAAACATCCTTGCGAAAAGCCGGCTGATTTAATGGCTCATATTATTCAGTCCAGTAGCCGAGAAGGGGATGTGGTGGCGGATTTCTTTATGGGATCTGGGGCAACCTTAAAAGCCGCATTAAAATTAAACCGCCATGTTTTGGGGGTTGAGCTGGAAGAGGAACGGTTTAAGCAAACTGAGCAGGAGATCCAAGATATATTTTCTCTCTCAGCCAAAGTAAACGACCCCTGAACGGGGTCGTTGGATTATGGAATGAGTTGTTCTGGTGTACAGTTGTATAATGCAGCCAGTTTTTCTCGTGTGCGCTTTTGTGGTCGATCTGACGCTTCCCACTGAGACACGGTTGATTGAGCCGTGTTGAGCTTTTCAGCGACTTCATACTGAGATAGCCCACGATAGATGCGCCAAGCCGCCAGAATAGAAACATCCTGGTCAACCATGATAGACACGACACCGTTAGGCACGGTCACATCATCGTATTTTGACGGGGTGTATGGCACATCCTCCCAATCTTCCTTTGTGCTGATAAGTTTTTCGTATTCAGCTACTGGCAGGACAACATATTGTGGGTTTCCTGCTTCATCGTTTATATATTGCATTTTATATATTCATCCGGGTGGCTAAGAGTCGCGGTGAATTTAATCATGAGGAAATGGCGGGTTACCCCGCCTAGTACGTTGTCGATGTTCTCCGTTTAACTGCCGTTATCGAACAGATAACCGGTTCGCCATCAGTCAGTTCGAAGATTATCCTGTAATCGCCAACCCGCAGTCTGTACTGGTTATCAAGATCATGAAGCTTCTTGATATCCAGTGTCACTGCGGGAAAGGTTTCAAGTTGGTTAACTTTCTCACTGATAGCTTTCCGGTATCGGGTATCGATTGAAAGCAACTGTTTGCGTGCTTTTCTCGTCCATTGAACCGTAACCATCGTTTCCTCATTTGTTAAAGAGCCTATCCGCTTGGGATGATTAGATAATAAGATTATAATCGTATTATGTCAATATAAATACGATTAAAATACGATATTGTTTTCAGGGCTGCGCTATGGCGTGGCTTTTTATCGTCGCTTTCCGCTTTTTCCCCCTCATTTGAGGGACGAAAAAAGAAGCGGCCAGCCATTCATTAACCGAATTTGCCACCGCAATCACTCTCATCACATCCGTATACATGCATTGTGGCTGGCAACCTATTTACTCAACTCACAGGGGCGACTTTTTCACCCCACGGACGCCCATTGTCTAAATGGGGTGGAATATGCGCATGGATAAATACACAAGCCCCTCTGCATATGGTTGGGGGGCATTCACAACGATTTTTGGTGCACTGTCATTGAATGACTGGGCGATTATCGTTGGCATTATTTGCACGGCAGGCACATTCGCCGTGAACTGGTATTACAAACATAAGGAACATACCCGCAATGGCAAAGACCAAGAGTAAGCTCACGGCGGCGGTCATGGGCTTGGTGCTGTCCGGTGCGGGGGCTACGGTCATTCTTTCTCAGTTCTTGGACGAGAAAGAGGGTAATCGCCTATCAGCTTATCGGGATGCGGGCGGTATCTGGACTATCTGCCGGGGAGTCACTCGGATAGACGGCGTTCCCGTTCGTCAGGGTATGAGGTTAACCTCGAACCAATGCCAAGCCCTCAATGCCAAAGAAGTCGAGCACGCCATTGCATGGGTTAAACGTCATGTGCGAGTCCCGCTGACAGAACCTCAGATAGCCGGTATCGCCAGTTTTTGCCCGTACAACATTGGGCCCGGTAAATGTTTTTCTTCCACGTTCTACCGGAAGCTCAACGAAGGGGACAGGAAAGGCGCTTGTGCCGAAATCAAACGGTGGATTTTTGACGGCGGCAAAGACTGCCGGCAGACCCAAGGCCAAGCGAACGGTTGTTACGGTCAGGTTGAGCGGCGCGCTCAGGAATCGGAACTAACATGCTGGGGGTTAGATGAATGAAATTCAATCTCACCTATGGTGTTGTTGTTGCGCTAGTTGTTGCATCAGCAGCAGCTCTTTTATACCGCTCAGGATACAAAGTACAGCTCGGTATCAATAGCGAACAAGCAACCGAAATCCAGCAACTGACAGACACCATCAACTACCAGAACACGCACATTGACATGCTGCATGAACTGGATGCCAAGCATATGGAGAAACTTGCTAATGATAAAATTGAAATTGACGCTCTTCGGGCTGATGTTGCCGCTGCTCGTCGCAAGTTGCGCATCAAGGCAATCTGCCCTGTACGTGAAGCCACTCCCTCCGGCAGCATGGTCGATGCAACCACCGTCGAACTCTCTGGAGAAACTGGATCAACTGTTCTCGATATCCGAGAAGGCATCATCAACGACCGGGCAAAACTAAGATATTTGCAAGGTTATATCAGGACGGAATGCTTGAGATAAAAGCCCCTACAATAAGGGGCTAAACATTAGATAACTGAAAGTGATAGTTTTTTGCCTATGGCGGCAACCGCCCGGCTAATCGTATCAATTTTAGTTGCATGGCGTGGCGTGAGTATTCTTTGGATTTCAGGGGGACGGATACCCGTTAAGCGTGATAACTCAGCCTTATTAATGTTAGCTTTTAGCAACTCATTATTGAGTAAGATTTTGGCATACACGCTATCAGGTAAATATACCCACTGTTCACCCTCTTGAATCTCAGGATCAGGCAGAGGAAAGTTATTATCCATATCAAAGTATATTTCGACACAGGAAAGTAAAACATCCTCGGCCATTTCCATTGCTTCAGGTATATCTGCACCACAAGTGATGGCTTCGGGGATATTCCTGAATGTGACTGTATATCCGTTATCTTCTTTAACAAATTTTGCAGGATAGTACATGTTGGCCTCTCTGACTTATTTATTGATGCAGTGACAGCCCCCTATGATGAGGGCTGGAATTCATTTCAAACCTAACTGTTTTTTTATTCCCTCAACCAAGCCCGTTGTTAATTCTTGACTGGGATGTCTGGGAAGGTGGCTTATTTTTCCTTTGTAGTAGAGTTTCAAATGTTTTTTACCATTTTCAGTCTCTACCCCATGGGCTTTTAGCCATTTTAAAAACTCGTTTTGTTTCACTGCACCTCCATTCCGTTAACTTGAAATAAGTATATGCAAAAATGCTAACAATGGCAAGGTGATATTTGCATTTTTGCATATATTTTGTGGGTGAAAATACGCTATGCCATCACATCCGTGGTGGCATTTTTGTCTCTGGATAGATGTCAGGTTACAGAGAGATAAATATGCTAGAGCACCAAATTCCTCCACACCTAAAACCCATCAGACCGAAAACAGTCTCCGCAGAAGAAAGAAAAGCCAAGATACTGCTGGGGATTATCAAACTAAAGCGCTATCACGAATTAAGCCATGAAGCACTGGAACAGGTGATGAAGATGGCTTGTGAACTCTCTAAGTAAGGAATAACGCAATGGCACAAAAGAAACTCACGCTCACAGACGAGCAAAAGGTTCTCTTTGATGCCTTAACTCCATTACAGCAAAAATTCGCACTGGGTATCCTAAAAGGATTAAATCAGGTCGATGCTTATCGTAAGGCGGGAGGGAAGGCAGAGAAAGAATCTGCGCATGTCCAAGCCAGCAGAATGATAAGTTTTGATAAGGTGAAAACCTTTCTCGACGCCATGAACCAAGAAGCCGTTTCTGATGCCGTAATGAGTCGTCAGGAAGCCCTAGAGCGCCTTTCTGCGATGGGACGTGTCTCACTCCATGATATCGCTGAATTCAGTAACAGTCAGATAGGGGAAGACGAGGAAGGCAGACCCGTATTTCAGGCAGCATGGCAATTTAAAGAGAGTGCGCTACAAAGTCCTGCGGCCATGAGCGCCATCTCAGAATTGACCACGGGCAAGGACGGCATCAAGCTAAAACTCCATGACCCGAAAGCGGCGATTAAACAGTTGGCTGATTTGATGGGTTGGGAGGCGCCGAAGAAAGTTGATTTAAGCTCTACTGATGGTTCTATGTCCCCGCAACCGTCCAAGATAGTACTGGTTGCCGGAGGACAACATGACAACAGCGAGAATTGAACTCCCGCCGAAACTCATTCCAGTCTTTAGTGGCAATTACCGTTATCGCGGCGCATACGGCGGGCGAGGTTCGGCAAAGACCCGAACCTTTGCATTAATGACGGCCATTCGTGGCTACATGGCTGCAATGAACGGGCAATCTGGCGTGATACTTTGCGCTCGTGAATACATGAACTCTCTTGAAGAGTCATCAATGGAAGAAGTCAAACAGGCTATCAGGTCTGTGCCTTGGCTTAATGATTTTTACGAGTTGGGTGAAAAGTTCATTCGCACTAAGTGTCGGTCAGTCAGTTATGTATTTGCAGGCTTACGACATAATCTAGATAGCATCAAGTCTAAAGCTAGAATACTTATCGCATGGGTTGATGAGGCGGAATCTGTATCTGAAACGGCATGGACAAAACTCACACCTACCGTTCGCGAAGAAGATTCTGAGATATGGGTGACGTGGAACCCTGAAAGAGACGGTAGTGCAACGGATAAACGATTCAGAAAGCACCTGCCTGAAAATGCCATCATTGCCGAGATGAACTACGGCGATAACCCGTGGTTCCCCGCCGTGCTGGAAGAAGAGCGGTTAAGCGATCAGGAAAGGTTAGACAGTTCGACCTATGCGTGGATATGGGACGGTGCGTATCTGGAGAATTCCGATAAACAGGTACTGGCGAACAAATATGTTATCAAGGAATTCCCTGATGATCTCTGGCAACAAGCGGACAGGCTATTGTTTGGTGGCGACTTCGGCTTTGCCAAAGACCCCAGCACGCTACTTCGCATGTTTATTCTGGATAGCATACTGCATATAGAATACGAGGCGTACGGTGTTGGGGTGGAACTCGACCACATGCCCACGTTCTATGACCAAGTACCAGAGTCTCGCAGATGGCCTATCAAAGCCGATTCCGCCAGACCGGAAACTATCAGTTATCTTAAGCGACAGGGTTTCAATATTTCCGCCGCCAAGAAGTGGCAGGGCAGCGTAGAGGATGGCGTCACTTTCTTGCGCGGCTTTAAACAAATCATCATTCACCCCCGCTGCAAAGAGACAACAAAAGAAGCCCGGCTTTACTCCTACAAAACCGATCGCATTACTGGCGAAGTGCTCCCGGTTATCGAGGATGCGAATAACCACTGTTGGGATGCGGTGAGATATGGGCTGGATGGGTATATCAAGGCTAAAGGCAGTTTTTTTACAAGAAAGAGGTAATTTTCATGTGGCTATTCTCAAAACGAAAGCCCACCACACCCCCCATTAAAAAATCCGCGTTCTCAACAGACCTTTATCCTGCCTTGGCAAAAGATAACGGCTTTAAGGGATTGGATTTGCCCCAGCCTATCATTGAAGGAGTAGCGATGGACTCCATTGATGGCACTATCCCGCCATTCAAAACCGGCAGCGTGTACGGTGTTCCCGAAGCACAAGCGGCGTGGTATGCCAACCAAATGTTTATCGGCAACAACATGTGCGCGGTGATTGCCAAGCATTGGCTGGTGGATAAAGCGTGCAATATGCCCGCCCGCGATGCTATCCGGCAGGGGTACGAAATCGACTGTGAAGATAGCGACATTATCGACCGGTTGAAAAAGCGGGATAAAAAATACCGACTTCAGCAAGCCATGAAAGAACTGATCCACTTCGGGCGTGTGTACGGTGGGCGCATTGCGTTATTTGTCGTAGAAACCTCAAATCCCAAAGAGTTCTACGAAAATCCGTTTAACCCCGATGGCATTGCGCGAGGCTCGTACAAAGGCATCAAGCAGATTGATCCCCAGTGGGTGACTCCCGAACTGACCGCCGATAATGTGCAAGACCCGGCGTCACTGAATTTCTACGAACCGACCTATTACCAGATAGGCGGACGGCGTTATCACAAGTCGCACCTGATTAAGTTTGTGCCGTTCCCCGTGCCGAATGTGCTTAAGCCGACCTATAACTATTTCGGTGTATCCGTGCCGGAGCGGATTTATGAACGGGTGTATGCCTCAGAGCGTACTGCCAATGAAGCACCGCAATTGGCGATGACCAAGCGCTTACTGACCATTGGAATGGGTGACGGAGAAAACGCAGATAAAGACGTGATCGCGCAGAACCTCGCGTACTTTGTTTCCATGCGGGATAACTACGGCGTACAGCTCACCAGTAATTCAGACACCGTTCAACAATTCGATACCTCATTGGCGGATTTGGACGCGACCATCATGACGCAATATCAGTTAGTGGCTGCCGCTGCCAATGTCCCCGCAACCAAGTTATTAGGCACGACCCCCAAGGGCTTTAATGCCACCGGCGAATACGAAGAGGCGAGCTACCGCGAGGAACTGGAAAGCATTCAGGCCAACGATTTGGAAGATTTTTTACAACGCCATTATGAAATCTTGTTGCGCAGTGAGGGGCTACCGGTGGTGGACATCAGTATCTCATGGCGGCCACTGGACAGCCCAACGGCCTCCGAATACGCCGACATTGAGCTGAAGAATTCCCAAACCGCCGTTAACTACGCCAACGTGGGCGCGGTGGATGGGTTGGATATCCGCAAGAAATTGGCTGCGGACAAAGAATCATCGTATTTCGGCTTGGACGTGAACGAGGAAAACTATGGCGAAGCAGATCCGCCTGAAAGCGAAGCGGGAGCGCTGGGCGGTGCAACGGCAGGCGGTCATGAAGGGCAAGCCGCTGCATTACCCGGCAGCCTCAGCCGACCGTTACCAGCGTGACCTGTCACTGCTGATAAAACGGATGATCAACGAGTACCAACGAGCACTCACCCAATTACAGGACGATTTTGAACCGATGGCAATGGATGCCAGCTTTGCCAGTCAGACCCGTATCTGGCTGAACCGACTAAAACGCCGCTGGGACAGTATTTTTAATCAACGCGCCAGTGAAATGGCCGACAAGTTTGTCAGTCAGGTCGATTTGAACACCCAGCGCAATCTGGACGATTCCCTTAAGCAACTCTCCGGCGGACTGACCATCAAAACCCCCGCGATGCCGGAGGCCATGAAAGACCGGATCACCGCCGCTACAGCAGAAAACGTTGCCCTGATTAAGTCCATTCCTGAACAGTTTCACTTTCGCATTGAAGGGGCGGCACTGCGTTCTATCAGTCAGGCGGGCGAGGGTGCAAAAACCTTGCTGGCGGAAATCCGGCACATTGGCGGCGTAACCGAAAAACGGGCGCAGTTTATTGCGGTAGACCAGACCCGCAAGATCACTACGGCGGCGAACTACGAGCGCATGAAGTCGGCGGGTATTCGTAAGGCAGTCTGGCATCACTCTGGCGGCAGTGCGGAACCCCGTAAATTACATCAGAAACTGGACGGTCAGGTTTTCGACTTGGATAACCCACCGATTATTGATGAACGAACAGGACAGCGTGGCTTGCCCGGCGAATTGCCGAACTGCAAATGTTTCTGGACGCCGGTTGTGGATTTTGGAGAGAGCGCATGACATGAGTAAACGAACCTATGACCTGAACGGCTGGCTGGAAGTGAAAGATAACCCCATCTCAAAAGTGGGGGTTTTTGATTATATGGGGGCTGAAATTGGCGCGCCCAATCCTGACCAGTTGTATCGGGTACTTCACCCGCAAGAAGAACTGGAAAGTGAAGCCACCTTGCATTCATTCAGGCTAATGCCCTTTGTGGATGAGCACGAAATGCTGGGCAGGGACGGCACGCCCGCGGAGAAGAAAGGGATTGAAGGCGTGATCGGCGAGAACGTCTATTTCGATTACCCCTACCTCAAGGGCAACATCAAAATCTTGTCCAATGCCGCCCTGAACCAGATTGCGAGTGGCAAGATTGAACTGTCACCGGGTTATCGCTGCCGTTACGAATTCACCCCCGGCACGTTTGAGGGCGAGCACTACGATGCCATCCAGCGGGATATCCGGGCAAATCACCTTGCATTGGTCGATGAGGGGCGCACAGGCCCTGATGTTGCCGTGCAGGATCACGTTATTACTATCGATACGAGGGAGTTAGTCACGATGGCTACCGAAGAGCAAGACAAGAAAGAGACCACTGACAACGGTTTTACGCCGGAGCAGCTCGAACAGTTACAGGCCATGATTGCGGCGGCTGTCGCAGGTCAGGCACCGGCTACCGATGAAGACCCGGAGAAAAAAGACACGGGTGACAGTGATTCGGAACAAAAATCGACAGATTCGGACGAAGAGAAAAAAGCCGAAGATGCAGTGGAAGAAGCTGAAACCGCCGCTGAATCGGCGGAAACGGGCGAACCCGAAGCGGTGGAAAATGCCGAGATTGCCATTGAAGCGGCAGAGCAGGCCATTGAAGAAGCCAAGGAACATCTTGATCAAGCCACCACAGACAGCCTGAACCGTCGTGTTAAACGTCTGCGTCGGGGCATTCAGGCGATGGATGACATTTCTACCTTAAAGCGCAAGGTCAACCGATTGGAAAAAGCCAAGCCCACGCTGGACACCGGTGAGATGCTCAGGCAATTGGCGGGTCGTGATGAACTGGTACACAAGCTAACGCCGTTTGTCGGGGTATTTGACCACGGCGCCATGACCAAGCAAGGGGTGGCGGAATATGGCGTGAAGCAGTTGGGTATCCCGTGCCAGAAAGGACAGGAAACCATCGCACTGGCTGCGTGGATGCATGGGCGTGTACCCGACTCACAGAAACCGACAACGGGCATGGATGCAGCAATAACCCAGCAATCAATTAAAGACAAGTGGAGTAAACAATAATGGCAATACCGAAAAGCATTCTTAATGGACTGGTCAGCGGTGTCGTCGGGGACATCTCCCACTCTGGCCCCATTCGCGTCACCAGTGCCGTGCTGTCCTCAAAGGACGAAACCCAGAACCTGTTTGGGTTGGCTTACACCTATCGTGATTCCGATGTCGAGTCGGTACAGGTGGGCGGTGATGGCCCGTTTGCGGGGATCATGATTAACCCGAAAGCCTACCGCATTGGCGGGCTATATGCACATAACGGTTCCACCGGTGAGTTCCTGACGATGGGGGAAGTGAACGTCAATCTGGAAACAGGCGTTAAGCGCATCAATGTCCCGGTGGTGTTTGACAGTAAAGGTAAATTACATGCCAAAGAAACCCCCGCCATCGGCGATCGGGTTATTGGTTTTGTGTCCCGTCATTTGGAGTCAGAAGAAAGCCCGCATTTGTGTGTGTTACGTCTGACTGAAATTCCTTACCCAACCGCAGCAAAAGGGGAATAAACATGGCTGTCAGTCAAGAGAAGTTTTATCTGTCAGGAAGAGAGATCCGCGAGAAGGGCCCATTAAATGTGACGGCTGACCAGAAATGGACCTACGGCGAACTGGAACAAATCGGTTTCGGTAACCTGCATGCGATGGATTCGGCCTTAACCGGCCCAGCCTCAGCAGGTGGCTATATCCAGCGCCATATGTTGCAGCATGTGTTACCGGGGCTTATCCGTACCGCGACCCGTGTCCGTATTCTGGATGAAATCACGGGCGTGATGACGGCGGGCGAGTGGCACGACGAAGAGATCGTGCTGAATGTGGCTACGCCCACCGGCAAGGCAGAACTGTACGGCGATCACACCAATATCCCGCTCGCCAGCTATGAAAACAATATCGAAAATCGCGGTGTTGTGCGTTATGAGCAGGGTTTTCAAGTCGGTAAGCTGGAAGAGGCCCGCCAGAGTGCCGCGGGATTTGAGTCAGCCGCTGAAAAACGCCATGCCGCCACGGAATCACTGGAAATGGGGCGTGAGCGCACGGGGTACTTTGGCTTTAACAGTGCAGATACCCGGATATTCGGTCTGCTCAATGATCCAAACCTGCCGGCCTATGAAACCGCAAAGAAAAAATGGACGGAAGCCACTTTTGCTGAGATCACCGCCGACATTACCGCGATGTTCTCCCGGATTGAATTACCTTCCGGTGGACGCATCAAGGACGATACCGATATCACGCAGGTGCTGCCGCTGGGCTACCGTTCGGTGCTGAATATTGCCAATCCGGTGGCACGGGGCGAAACGGTGAAGCAGTGGGTAAAAGAGAACTACCCGAACCTGCGCTTTGTGTTCTCGCCGGAATTTAGGGGCGCTAATGGTGGGGCGAATATCACCTACCTGTTCGCTGACAGCGTGGACGATGGCTCGACGGCGACCAAAGCTACCTTGTTACAGGTTGTGCCGGTTAAATATCAGTTGCTGGGTTCAGAAAATAGCATTAAGGGTTATTTGGAAGATGCCACCAATGCGACCGCCGGTATCTTTGTCACCCGTCCGTGGGCAATTACCCGCCTGACTGGTATTTAATCTCAGCCCTCTGCTGAGGGCACTTTGTTTATTCTTCAAGGCAGGAGTCTCTTCATGTCTCAATCCCTCTATGTTTATTGCACCCTGTCCAACGACCAGAATTACGCGGTCCGTGACGGGGCGGTGTTTATCCACGGTCAGGCCAATATCATGACCAAGGCCATGCACACCCCACGCGGGCGCGTGACCGAAGTCAGTGCGGAAGCCTATGCGCAACTGAAAGACAACCATGTTTTCCAGCTGCACAAGGAAAACGGCTATATCACGGTGGAGAGCCGCAAGGCCGATCCGGAAAAAGTCGCCAGCGATATGGAAGCCAGCGATCAGTCAGCGCCGGATACACCGGAATCACTGGAAGCGGGGGGTAAGGAACCGCCGAAGACCAATATTAATATTGAGAAGGGCAAGGGTAAATAATGACAACGGATACTTTTCCCCTGAAAGCGTTTCGGGTGTTGTATCCGTAGTTTGCGCCTTTACCCGATAACGATGTGCTGATTATCGCCCAATCAGCCCGGCACTATTTTTCTCCCTGCCGGGGTGTCTGTACCGATGAACTGTGGATGCTGGTAGTGGCGCATATGCTGCAACTGCGGGCGCTTATCGCGCAGGGTGAATCGCCCACGGGGGTGGTGACAGCGGCCACCATTGGCAGTGTGAACGTCTCGTTTACGGCACCGCCGGTTGGTTCAAATACCTCGCACTGGTTTAACCTGACCCCCTTTGGACAACAATATCTGGCATTGCTCAATCGCTGTGGGCGTGCGCCACTCTATGTCGGCGGCAGTGGCGAGCGTTCAGCCTTTCGGGGTGTGGGTGGGCGTTTCCCCAATCACGGGAGGGTATTACGATGAACCCCAAACTGGCCCACTTAAAGCGGGTTTATGACGAACTGAGCAAAAAACAGATCAAGGTCGGCTTTTTTGAGCAGGCTAAATATCCCGATGGCACATCCATTGCCTATGTCGCGTCAATTCAAGAATTCGGGCATGGCCCCATTCCCCCGCGCCCTTTTATCCGTCCAGCAATAAACGCCAACAGGGGGAAATACCAGCGTGGCTTTAAGATGGCGATTGATAAGTCCATTTTGGGTGAGCTCAATCTGGAACAAGGGCTGGCTCAGGTGGGGGAAGCGGCCAAGGGTGATATTCAGGCAGGAATTAGCGCCGTTCAGACACCGCCTTTATCTATGGTGACGCTGTTACTGAGAAAGCGGCGCAAACAGGATGGATTTAACATGGGCGGCAAGGCGGTGGGAGAAGCATACCGGGATGCATATTTTGTCGGGCCACGACGTAAGGGCGATAAGACACTGAACATCTCAGGGGTCAGTCAAAAACCGTTAGTTGACGGGGGACTCATGATCCAGTCAGTCAACTATGCCGTGGAGGACAAATAATGTTGGGCAATTTACACCGGATAGCCGCGCGCTATATCCCGCAACAAACGGCGCGCTGGTATCGCTTTAAGGCGCGTGAAATGGATGAATTGGGGCAGTGGAAAAATACCTATCACGATCCTGCCACCATTCGCGGCAGCTGGCAGGCCGTGGATACGCAGGATGTGCAGGAGATGGGGCTGGATACGGCGAAAGTCTACCGCAAGCTCTACACCTCGCACGATATCCGCAACATCCAGCGGGGGGCCTCAACCGATTATCTGGTTTTTGCCGGGCGTCGTTATGATGTGATGGGCGATGTCGACTGGTACGCACAGGATGGCTGGAAATCGGTGCTCTGCATTGAGGTAGGTGATCATGACGGATAATGAAGTCTACCGCGCCATTCGCCATCAATTGCTGAAACAATTAGCCGAAGCGGGGATCGCCATTTCCGTCGTGGCTGGCTTCCAGTCCACCAAGCAGGGGCGGGAAGACAGCTTCGTGATGTTCTTTCCCATTGAGGAAGCGGCGCACGGCTGGCAGGGGCGCAATTACCACGTTGTCGGGCGCGATGCCAATCACCGCGAAACTCAGTTGGTGGAGAAAACGTTACAGGTGCAAGGTGTCGGCACGCATCAGGATTTAAACGCCAGCGACATTACCGCCACCGTGCGCATGATAGTGAATTCTCTGCCCTTTGTGGACGCGCTGCGAAAGAAAAACATCGGTGTCCAGCGTGCCGGCAACCTGCGCACGCCGTTCTTTGTTAACGATCAGGGTAACTATGAGCTGTCACCCTCCTTTGATGTGAAAATCACCCATTCACGCGACATCAAACCTAACACAGCCGCCATTAGCGGGCTGTATCCCGATATTTACCGAATCTAAACGAATAAGGTTTCGTTATGCCCATTAAACAAACTCGATATGTCGATATCGCGAGTGCGGTGATCGGCGCGTCAAGTGTCCCGATGCGCAAGCTCACGGGGCGCGTGTTTTCGACCAACCCGAAGATACCCGCGGGTAAGGTGCTGGAATTTTCCAATGGTCAGGTAGATGAACTGCTGGGGGCAGGATCGCCTGAAGCCAAATTTGCCCGCCAGTATTTCAGTTACGTCAGTCCCGCGCCGGTCAGCAAGCCGAAAGAATTGCAGATTGCCGCTTATGAGCCGATAGGACGCGCCCCAGCGGTGTATGGGACGAAAGCCGCCCCGCTGGAGGAATTGAAAGCGTTGGTGGATGGCTCTATCACCGTCACCATCGGCGGGGTGATGAAGGTGTTCAGTGACATTGATTTGTCCAAAGTGACCTCTTATGCCGATGTTGGCTCAGCCGTGCAGGCCAAACTGAACGCGGAAAAAAAAAACCAGTTCACCAACGCTTACATCACCTTTAATGCGATGGACAGTGCCTTTGTCTTGACCGGGGGTGTGCAGGAAAAAGCCGACATTAGCGTGATTTATTCCGTACTGGCGGATGCGATGGGGTTGTCTACCGGTAACCGCTCTGCCGGCAATGCTGCCCAATCGCCACTGGATGCCTTTATGGCCGCGGAGAAAGTGTCAGACTCGTTTGGCAGTGCCACGTTCCTTGCGGACATGGCCTTACCACAGGCGGTTGAGTTGGCGCAGTATATCGCCGGGGAAAACGTCAAATATCAGTTGCACTTGAATGTCACCGCCGAAAATGTGGAGGACTGGAGCGCGGCATTGATGGGCACCGCCTCGACGGGGTTGAACCTGAAAACCGACGACGACTATTTTGTGCAGGCATTGCCAATGGCGATCATGGCTGCGACCGATTACGACCGCACCAACGCGACCACCAACTACATGTACCGCCAGTTTGGCGTGACGTTTCCGTCGCAAACCCGCACCGATTTGGATGCTGACGAACTGGATAAGCTGCGAGTGAACTATTACGGTGAAACCGCCGTGGCAGGTTCGCAAATTCGCTTCTACCAGCGCGGTTTTTTGTGCGGCGGGGCATCAAATCCGCTGGATATGAGTGTCCATGCCAATGAGCAGTGGCTTAAGTCCCATATTACCCAACAGTGGTTTTCTCTATTGATGGCAACACGCGGCATTCCCGCCAACAAAGACGGGGAAGCCCGTGCAATGGCCGTGATTGCTGGGGCGGTGACCAAGGCACTCAATAACGGCACCATCTTACCCGGCAAGACCTTAACCGAGGTGCAGAAAATCGCCGTGGCGGATGCGTCCGGGGATGATTTGGCGTGGCACGACGTGCAGGACAAAGGCTATTGGTATAATACTCAGATTGTGGAGAACAGCGGTGTCTCCGATTTGCCCGAGTACGTGATGAAGTATGTGCTGATTTACGGCAAGGGGGACTGGGTGCGTAAGGTCGAAGGCTCTCATAACTTGGTATAAGGAACAGCACATGCATGATGTATCAGCCACGGGCTTAAGTCTGGTGATCCAGGCCAGTAAAACTTTTCCGTCGGGCATTCAAATCACCCAGTTTGCGGACGATGCTGATCCGCTGGACTTGCCTGCTGTCGATATCGCCCAGACCGGGATGGATATCAACGGCAATTTGACCAGTTGGTCAGCCCCGACGCCACAAACCGTCACCATTAACGTGCTGGCGGGCAGTGAAGAAGACGAAAACCTGTCTATTTTGCTGGAAGCCAACATTGCCAAGCGCGGACGCCGCCATGCGGGGGACGAAATAACCATTGTGGCGTCCTACGGCGATGGCTCAACGACAACCGCCCGTAACGGCAAAATCACCAACGGCAGCCGGGGCAATTCCGCCGCCAGTGCCGGACGACTCAAGAGCAAACAATACACGTTTGTGTTTCAGGACTTCGACCGCACGCGGGCGCGTTAAGTCTTTTTTTGAATTGTGGCGGGCATTTCCCGCCTTTTTTATGAGGCTGTTATGTTAATCAAACCGAAAGAGATCGTCATTACGGATGCTGACCGTGAGGAACATACCTTCATTATCAGCCGCCTTCCGGCGACGGTGGGGCGGGAAATTCTGGCGAAATACCCGCTCTCTAATGCGCCGAAAATTGGCGATTACGACGTCAGCCATGAGGCGATGCTGAAAATGCTGCGCTATGTGGCCGTTGAACGGGACGGCCAGGAAATTCTGCTCAAGACGCAGACCCTGATTGATAACCATGTGCCGGATGGCGAAGCCCTGATCCGTCTGGAACTCGAAATGCTGAGGTACAACACCAGTTTTTTCGGGGGCGACGGGAGCCGCGGTTTCCTCCCCTTCCTGCTGGACAAAATCACCGGTTCACTCCCGTCGATTATCCAAACGCTGATGGCTTCTTTGCCGTCATCCTCAGCGAAAAACTCGCCACCTACAGCGAACTCAACACGTCGATAGATTTGGAAGGCGCGTTTGACCTGTGGGAGATTGCCATTACCAACCGGTATAACGAAGCACTGGCGGCTTCAAAGGAGCGATAAATGTCCCTGATGGATACCTTTGTCCAGATATTTGAATTTGATACCCGTCAGGCCGACGACGCCTTTGATCGTTTCCGCCGTTCAACCGATGACATGCTGGCAGATATGCGACGGGCGCAACAAGCCGCCGAAGCGGGGGCGGGTGGTTTCAGTGACTTTGTGCAGGAATTGGCAAGTACCTTGCAAGATGTGACCGGCGGGGAGTCACTCGACATTGACGTCAATCTCCATGACACCGAAGCAAAGCTGTCTGCTGTGCGCGCACGGATGGGGGAACTGGAAAGTGCCTTGTCTGCACTGGATAGCCAGCGGGAACAGGTGAGCCAAGGCATGCAGGGCAGCGGCGAAAGCCTCGAGCGGCTCAATACGCAGTATGGGCAGTTACAGGGGGAACTGGCTGCCCTTAATGGTGAACTCAACACGCTGACCGATGCCGAGCAAAAGAACCTCAAGGCGAAAGAAGCCGTTGAGTCTATAGTGGAAGCGCTACAGGCAGACTACAACAAATTCGTTGAAACCATGCGTACCAAAGGTATTCAGGCTGCGGTAGATGAAGCGAAGGCGCAAAATCATTTGCAACGCGCGCTGACTGAAACGGAAAGTAAATACAACGCGGCCGGGGAATCGGTCGCCGGATTTGCCACTAAAGCACTGGGGGCAGTCGGTGTTGTGATGAGTATTGGCGGGATTTTTGCCGATACAGTATTACGTTCGCAGGAAATTGAAGCCCTGGATAAACTGGGGGGAAAAATCGGTATGGCGACCGCCGATGTCGATGCGTTCAGCGGCGCAATGACTGAACTAGGCGGTTCGCGTGAAGCAGCGCAGGCTGATCTTGAAGCCCTGTCTCAGGCCTTCGGCCAGACCAGCAATAAGATGGAACGCATCCTTGCCACCGCCGATAAAGTGAAAGGGATGAAGTTCGACAAAGCCAAAGCCACACTTGCCGGGCTGGGTGTCTCCGATGAGAAAACCGTGGAACTGATGATGAAAGGGCGCAAAGAATTGGAGCGCGTGATGGGCATTCAGAAGGAATATTCCGGTATCACCAAGGAGAGCATCGAAAAATCCATCAAGTTTAATACAGCAATGAATAAATTCAATCAGTCTTCGGGGTTGCTGAAAAACAGCTTTCTGGAGATGGTGATCCCCGTCCTCGCCAAAGGCATGGAATGGCTATCGACGTTTATCGACTTCTGCAAAGCCAATAAGCACCTGATTATTGGTTTCTTTCTGACGATAGGCATTGCCATTGCCGCTTACTATGTGCCGCCGCTGCTGGCCGCTGCCGCTGCAACACTGGCGGCCACATGGCCGATGCTGGCAATTATTGCCATTATCGCGTTGCTGGCGGCTGCGTTCGCCCTGGTCTATGACGATATCATGAACTTTATCGAGGGCAATGATTCGATGATCGGGCGCATCATGGACAAGTACCCGATGGTGAAGAAAGTCATCATGGCCTTGTGGAATGCATGGAAGGTGCTGTTTGATTACCTTAAGGTGATAGTGAAATTTGTGGCTGATTTAGTGGTGGATGCGTTTAACACGATGGATCAGACAATCAGTGCGTTCATTGATTGGTTACTGGGAACGATTACCTCTCTGGGCGAATGGGGCAGCCAGTTTAGCGGCGTGTTTGATACGGTGTCAGATGCCGTTGTCGGGGCGTTTACGTGGATGTGGGCACAGGTGAAGAAAATCATTGGCTGGATTGGTGATGGGCTGGATGCCGTCTCCAAAGGTCTCAGTACCGTGAAGGGCTGGTTTGGTTTTGGCGAGGACAAGAAAGTCGAGGTGGTCAAGCGTTCCGTTAATGAAGACGGCCAGATTGTCACTGAAACCCCGCCACCCGATAACGGTAATCAGGACGAGAAAAAAGCCTTTCGGGCCGATATGGACAGGCTCAATCAACAGCTGGCGGCGGCATCACAAAATCCCCTCAATCCGCTGACCAGTCAGGCCATCAGCAATCAGTCACACCAGACGAATGAAAACAATATCCAGATAGCCGAAGTGAACGTCAATACGCAAGCCACCGATGCGCAGGGGGTGGCAAAAGAGTTCAAAGGCGAGCTGGCAAACCAGCTACAGGACCTGGGCCAGCAAACCGCCACAGGAGTCGCCCGATGATCACCGAAGTCAAAATTTTCAATGTGAATACCTTTGACACCTTGTTTGAAGCCGCCAGCCCGATTCAGGTCAGTGTGCGGGACGAGCATAAGGTGACGAAGTTTCAGGTCGAGAACGGCGAAACCCGCAGTGACCACATTGTGGTGGAAGCGGTGGAGATTGGCATGGAATTGTTGCTGACCGGCGAACTGAAAAACAGTTTTTCGGCCATGCAGCAGGCCTATGATGCCCATCAGCTGGTGGGTATCCAGACGCGGGTCAAAACCTACCAGCCGATGATACTGGTGAATTTCTTCCATGATGAAGTGCCGGAAATGGCGGACGCGATTAAATTGTCCCTGCGGTTCAGCGAGTGGCGCACGGTTGAGCCGGAATACGGCGCATTGCCGCCGCGTCGGGTGGCGAAAAAGACGCAATCGGGCACAGTTAACCGGGGTAACGTCCAGACCCAAACCGTTTCAGGCCAGAAAAAATCGATTGCCACCAAAATCATGGACGGCGATCCCTTGTTTACAGGCAAATAGTTCGGAGGCAAATAATGCGTGAAATTCCCTTGCGGGCCATCCCCAATCAGCAGCTGGCCGTCACCCTTGACGGCGTGAACTGGGTGATCACCCTGAAAGCTGCCCGGTCAATGATGATCAGTGATATCCAGCGTGATAGGGACACGATAGTTCAGGGAAACCGGTTGGTGGCCAACGCCAGCCTGATCCCTTACGCCTATCTCAGCCCGGCAGGCAACTTTGCCCTGCTCACGGAAAACCACGAACTGCCCTGGTGGGAAAAGTTCGAATCGACACAGACCTTAATTTACTGGAGGGGCGATGATAGATCTGCGGCGTATCCGGCTGGGAATTGAAGTCAGCGGGCGCTTGAACTGGTACGAAGGGATGCGTGTCTCCGCTTCCGGCACGAAATACGCCAATCCCCTGCAAAATGAATGTTCCGTCACGATTGATGGCTTAAGCAGCGACACCCGCGATTACCTTCTGACCCAGACCAGCCCCTACACCCAAAGCAAACAACCCCGCCGCCTCATACTGGAAGCCGGACGGATGGGCAGCGGCCTGTTCCGGGTGTTTGTCGGGGATATTGTCAGTGCGGAAATTGCCGCCCCGCCCGATGTCACCCTGACCCTGAAAGCCAAGACGGGGAACAGCCGCGCGGGGACGATTGTCTCCACGTCCGGGGGCGCGATGAAAAAACTGTCTGAGATCGCACAGGGTATCGCCGACGATTGCAAGGTGAAACTGGATTTTCAGGCTACTGACAAAAATATTGCCAACTGGTATTACTGCGGCGCGGCCTTGTCTCAGGTGGCCCGGTTGCAGGAGTCCGGCGGCGTGAAAGCCTTTATTGACGATGAAGTGCTGTATATCAAGGACAGCCACAACGCCCTGAAGAACCGCCTGCGTATCCTGACGATGAAAACCGGCATGGTGGGCATTCCCAAGGCCACCGAGAAGGGACTGGATGTCAGCTTCCTGATTGATGGCGAGTCAATGCTGGGCGGAATGCTGCGCCTTGACAGCAAGCTGAATAAATCCCTCAACGGCGATTACATCATCGAACAGCTTAAGTTTGATATCGCCTCCCATGATGACGCCTTTTTCTATACAGCCACCTGCAAACGAGCGTAAACCATGAATCAACCGAACAGCGATATTGCCAGCGAAGGCAGCCTTGCGGGGCAGTTTATGGCCGCCTTTCGTAACCTGATGCTCAATGTTGAGGATATGCTGCCCGCGACTGTGGTCAGTTATGACGACAGAACCAACCGCGCGGTCATCAAGCCGCTGGTGATGATGGCGACTACCGAAGGCCAGACGATTTCCCGCGCGCCGGTGCATAACATTCCAGTGTTCCGTTTTGGTGGCGGGGGATTTTTTGTGCGCGTCCCCCTGAAGCCCGGCGATGTTGGCTGGCTGAAAGCCAATGACCGTGACATCAGCCTGATATTCCAGCGGGGCGGGCAGGAAGACCAACCCAACACCGCCCGGCTGCATTCGTTCAGTGATGCGATGTTTTTCCCGGACACCATTAAGGGCTGGGCAATAGATGGCAAGAATCTGGATGCGCTGGTGATTCAATCAATGGATGGCACGGTGTGCCTGTCCCTGCATCACGACAAAGTGGTGCTGGATACGCCCCGGCTTGAAGTGAACGCACCAGAAACCCTGTTCACCGGCAACGTTACCATCAACGGTAACCACGCGGTCAACGGTAACAGCGATTCCTCTGGCGGCACGATGCGCCACAATGGGCGCAATATTGGAGATACCCATCAGCACAGCGGAGTCAGAACCGGAGAGGGCAACACAGGAGAGCCACTATGATCACCTTTGCGGTGGATGATAACAACGATTTGACGTTGGGGGATGACGGCAATCTGGCCTTGGTGCGTGATGCCGGGGCTGTTAAAAACCTCTGTCTCCACTACGCCCGCGCCTTGCGGGGGGAAATGTTGCACAAGGTGGACAAGGGTATTCCTTACTGGAAAACCACCTTCGGACGCAATGCGGATATTCCGATGTTTGAAGCGGCGTTTCGTGAACGGATGAGTGAGGTGGACGGGGTGGAGGAAATTGTGTCCTTTCAGGCAGGCATTGCGGATAACGAGTTACATTACATTGCCGTGATCCGCTCAATTTACGGGAGTTTTACCCTCAATGGCTGATTATCACTACATTACCCGGCAGGGCGTGATTGTGCCCGATACCGCAGACCTGCGCGGGGAGGTTAAAAATGACTTTTACGCTGCGTTCGGGCAGGACATCGACCTGTCACCGGAAACCCCGCAAGGGGTACTGATGACGATGGAAACCGAGAACCGCGACGCCATGGTGCGCAACAATGCGGAACTCGCCAACCAGATTAACCCCGATATTGCCGGCGGGATCTTTCTGGATGCTATTTGGGCACTGATGGGCGGCAGCCGTTTTGCGGCCACGCGTTCTTACCTTGCCAACGTCACCTTTGGGGGCGTGCCGGAGACGATTATCCCCAGGGGATCACAAGCCGAATCGGTGACCGGTGCGGTGTTTGAAACCCTCAGCACGCTGATTATTGGCAAGGACGGCAAAACCACCGGCGACATGCGGGCGGTTCAGTCCGGTGCGGTGGAATGCAAGGCTGGACACCTTGAACGGGTCGCCAGTTCGGTCTTGGGCTGGGAAACCGTCAATAACTCGGCTCATGCCGTGGTCGGGCGTGAAGCCGAATCCGATATCAGCGCACGTCGTCGCCGCAAGCAGACACTGGCAAAAAATACCGTCAGCGTGGGGGAGGCCATCACGTCTTCCTTATATGAACTGGAGGGGGTGAATTCGCTGTCATACCGGGAAAACACTGCGCCCCAGATTATCACGGTGGATGGTATTAAGCTGTTGCCGCACAGCGTTTACGTCTGTGTGGAAGGCGGTGACCGTGAAGAAATTGCCCGTGCGCTGCTTCGCACCAAAACCATCGGTGCGGCCTATAATGGCCAGGAAAGCGTGACCGTCACCGAACGGGTGAGCGGGCAGGAATACGAGATCCGGTTTGACCGCCCCACTGAGAAAGTGACTTTCTGCCGCGTCACAGTGAAAAAATCCCCCATTGATGCACAAAGCCTGATCCCTGCTGCCATAGAACAGTGGATGCGGGGGGAAATTGACGGCGATAACGGGTTGGTGGTCGGGCGTGAAGTTTCCCCGTTTGAAATTGCTGCGGCCATCAATGCGATTGAACCCCGCCTGTTTATTACCAAAGTCGAACTGTCACAGGATGGCAAAACGTGGGATATGGGGGTGATCCCCATCAAAATCAATGAAGTCGCGCGATTGCATCGCGGTTCAGTGCAGGTGGTGATCGCATGAAAATACAGTCCTTCGATTTTCATTCTGACCTGCTGCGGGCGATATTGTGGCAGTACGAAAATGCCCCCAAATTAAAGCGATTGGCTGAGCGCAAGGCGGGCTATTTTCACCGGGCTAACGTGGCGTTTTGGCAGAATTGGCACCGGGATGTGTTTAATATCGATACCGCCAATGATTTCGGGCTGGCGGTTTGGGCGCGCATTCTGGACGTGTCACTGGGGATCGATGTCTCCCCCAGTGACAAGACCAAAATCGGCTTTGGCTTTGGTAAGAAACGCAATTTCAAGGGCAACTTCCGACGCAATGCCGATTACACCCTGATGCTCACCGCAGAACAAAAGCGCCTGATTATCCGCATGCGTTACTTCAACCTGACCCAAAGCCCGACAGTCGTCAACATCAACACCTTTCTGGAGCGTTTCTTTTGGCGTGAAAACAGCAAGGTGTTTGTGCTTGACCCGCTCGACATGACTTACCTGTACTACGTCTTCAACTTCAACCCCGATGAAAATTTGCGGGTACTGTTGGAGAACTTTGACCTGATGCCACGCCCCTCTGGTGTCGGCGTGAAATACCGGATTGTCACCAAAAAAGCCTTTGGCTTCGGCCGCAAACACACCAACTTCTTAAGCAGTAACTTCGGAGCATAATTTCATGACCAAAACATTTAAAACCCCCTTCGCCGCGCAAGGGGACAGGGTCGCTATTCCCAATGAAGTGCAACCGGACGGTTCCGTCTCCTACATGCAGGGCTACGGCTATGATTACGAACGTGACCAGAACACCGATCCGGCAGCGAAAGATATCGAACGCGAGAAGATGAACAGCATGTTCCACGATATCACGGAAGCCGTCGGGGAAATGCAGGTGTACGGGGCTGCACAGTGGACCCCGGAAGCCCAGCCTTACCCCCTGCGGGCGGTGGTGTACCATAAACAGAAACTCTGGCAATCGCGGATTGAAAATAACAAGGCAGAACCGAAAACCGGCAATGCGTGGATAGAACTGAAAGCCGATCTGACCGCCGCTGAGGTGGGAGCGTATGACAAGGAAGAAACCAACCAACGCTTTCAACCACTGGGGAACTACACACTTGCAGGCTACAGTTATGGCAAGGAAGAGTCTGATACCCGTTTTCAGCCGAAAGGGAATTACCAGTCTGCCGGGAATTACGCCCTGAAGGGGGAGAGTTACGTCAAATCAGAATCGGATGCGAAATACCAGCCTAAAGGCAGTTATCTGACGGCCGGTTACAGTTATTCGAAAGACGAAAGTAACGGGCGTTTCCAGCCAAAAGGGAATTATGCCCCCGCTGGCAACTATGCGCCAAAAGGGGAAAGCTACACTAAACCGGAATCTGATGCGAAGTACCAGCCAAAGGGTAACTACCAATCTGCAGGTCATTACGCCCTTCGTGGGGAAAGTTACACTAAAGGGGAGTCTGATGGTAAATACCAACCCCGTGGTAACTACCAGCCTGCTGGGAACTATCAGGTGGCGGGGTATTACCAACCCGCAGGCAATTATGCGCTGAGGGGAGAGAGTTATACTAAAGGGGAGAGTGATAGTCGGTATCTTGCTTTAGGTTCTCGAGGAGTATCTACTGCAGCCTCACGGATAAACCTTGATGATGGTCAAACGGTAAATATTGGCCGTGACTGTAGGGGAAAAGTGATATGGGTGTACGGAAATGAAAGTTATCTTGGAGGTGCGATGACTATAATTCCACATGATAATTACTCAGTGACAACGCATCATGGGTCAGATGGGCGATTAACACTAACACTAATAAATAATGGCACAACAATAAAGGTAATTTATACACAAGGTAGTACAAGATTAACCAGAGTTGATGTTTGGGAATAGTGTAATTTATACCGCCTTCGACATTGAGATGATAGGGTGGGGCAAAAATAATAAATCAAGTGATAAAACCGGTATTCCACACTGCATTCGTAATTTATTATTGTAATTAAGAGTTAGTGGTTGTGTGAATTTTATGCAATACTTAAAAAGAAGAGTATTGCGAAGTGTTGGATAAAATTGCTTTGAATTATAACTTAATGGCCTGTTTATTCAGGCCTTATATTTTATTAATTACTTAAAGAATTATAATATTTTTACTTAGTCAGAGATGGTGTTTTTCTTTTGAGTTAATAACATCTTTGAAATTGACCAAATGAATCTATTTTTTGACAGAATTAATGTTAATCTAAATTTGGTTTTTTTGGGTTTTTTAGTCAAATTTAAATCATCTTGTTCATAACTGAACTTGGAAATATAATCATTGAGGTTTTTATACATACCTGATGATAATAGTTTCCACATAAATTGTATTTGTAAGCTTAATACCTTTACCCTGATTTTTTTTAGAACTTCAAGTTTATCTTTTTTATTATATAACTCACTTAGCTTTGTGTTTATTTTTTCCCACGCCTCTATTTCTACTAAATAATCATTGACTGCCCATTTTTTGTTCATTATTGATTCGCTTCTATATATATAGTTATATAAATACTCTGGCACATAAGAATAAGAGCCATGGCAAATACATTCCAGAATAAAAAGAACATCTTCTCCAACAGGGAGTTTTTCATCAAAAGTTATTCCTTTTTCCTTTAAGAAATTATTTCTTATTAATAAGCAACATATATCAAAATAATCAAAATTTAAAAAATCCAATATAATGTTATGGGGGTTTTGGTATGGTTTTGATGATTCTAACGTCTGATTTTTATGTAGCTTGTTAAATAAACAATAAGAAAAATCACTGTCATTTAATTCTGTTTTTTCCAATAATGCTTCTATAAACGTAGGCTCATACGTATCATCACTATCAAGAAAACAAATATAATAACCTGTAGACAAATAAATCCCTTTGTTTCTGGCAGAGGATACTCCTCCGTTTTCTTGTGATATCAAGTTAATATTTTTGTGATTTTTAGCATAACCCTCACAAATATCTATTGTTTTATCACTTGAACCGTCATTAATGATGATGATTTCAATATTTTTATAGGTTTGATTTAACACACTATTAATTGCTCTACTTATACAGTCTTGAGCGTTATATGCCGGAATTATAATCGAAACCAATTTATCGCTACTAACATTCATTACGAATTCCTCTATAATTATTTTAGTTATCCCACTAAGGTATCACGTCCTCTAAAGTGATCAACTTCAAGTATATCATTTGATTTCATATATACAGATAGAAATAAAGTTTTGTCCTTTATTATCATTGTTTCGTATCATTGATAGGGAGATGTGGCGGTATCTCCTCCTCAAGGAACAACAACGAGCTGGAGCTTATCTACATCAATGACAGGGTGGAATTTGAAAGGGAAGGAAGCAGCAGAGGTAGTCGCTGATGATGTAAGTAAGGTATAATTTAGGTGCAAAAAGCCCTCTTGGGGAGGGCTGAGATTAATTTTATTTTCTATAAAATATATGTGTAAAATGAGCATGTTGACCATCTACAACCTTAATGATTGTCGAATCCTGAGAAAAGTTATATTGTAACCATATCCACGGGTCACGCCCCCCTGATAATTTTTGTTCGCTTATACCACTAATAAGAGGAACTGCTATTGCTTGTTCAGCTGCACTCGATCCAGGCCCTCTGATAATATTAATTACTTGTCCTCGAAGATCGGCAGGCACATGGATGGTTGAACCCACATTCCAAGAACCGCTAATTGACTGAATAGAGCCTTTCTGGTTGTTATGCTCAGTAATCATATTTACTCCCTCATTAATCAATAAAATGGTTTCAAGATATAAGAATATAGTATGTCTATATTTGATAGATTATCTTGGCTACATAATGGCATAAAATAGTAGAAGGTAAATCAATGAAATTTATCAGTGCGCTGATAAAGCTCGGCGCGATAAAAACGGAATTGCCTACCTTAAGTTTTTTTATTTTATTTCTTTCTGCTAAAGAATTATTTGTTCGATTGAGCAAAAAAGTGAGACGCATTTGGGGCAAATATCGAAAGATAACCACAAACAACCATAGGTAA